TACGTCTACAGCAGCGTCATCACCCAGATCGACGCCATCTGCGAAGAATCTGATCTTTGCACTGTTGCCAAGGATCACAAGCTTAATACCCAACCGTATATAAGTATCAGCCTCTGGAGTAATCAGCCCCGTAGATGACTGAGCTGAACCTGCACCAGCTTCGTTATAGGCTATGATAATGTCATTGCCATCACCTTCAAGGATAGCAAAGCCAATGTAGTCAATTGCACCAAGTGCAGCTGCGTCACCATCGAACACTCCTTTGGCATTTGCTGCTTGGGCTGGCTCAGCGAGTCCTACGAAAATACCCAAGTCTGCGTCAGTTATAGTGCTGACCTTTATTCTAGTCTCCCACCAGAATCGTTTCTGCTCACCAGTCTTAGGCGTCCTGATAATTCCCTGAACATTAAAACCAGTAACGGCACAGTTTACGTCCTGATCTGTCGTATCTCCAAGCTGCTGGAGTACGCCAATATCATTCTGAGGTATGGAGAAATCTACAAGCTTAGTAGTTTCTACAAATTCATACCAGTTAATATCTCCGCCGAGTCTACCCACACTTGACGTAAAGTCAGTGCTGCTTGCAGTTTCTTTGAGAACTATAGAGTTCTTAAAGTCATCAAACATGTGAATACCGCTGCCGGGGTCTTCTTGGAACTTCTGGATCGGGCAGTCAGCCCAGATCGAAGGACTAGGCCCACGCGCTACAATATTGTCGGCTACTTTTGATCTTACAACATCTCCCATTTCTATATTCCTTTTAAATAAATTTTGAAAACAGTGAGCCACCCGAATTGGCAGCTCACTATAATAACTTACAACTATTAACTTGCCTTATGAAGAACAAAGCCAGCTGTACGCCTGTTAGTACACAGGTTATTATGTGCACCATCAAGGAAGACTGTGAATACAGTATGCTGACCACGGTCAGTCATAGGTTCGCCTTCGTCCATCCAGTAACCATCCTGAACATAAGGTACGAACTTAGCGAAGTCAATACAGTAGATAGGAGTATAGTCTGCCCCTTCAAGCTGCGGAATATAAACTACCGGGAGTCTGTTGATGTAGCACAGCCCACCGTCATCTACCTTAAGATTGCTAAGAACATCTTTGCCAGTATGCTTATCGTCTTTCTGATCAGCCAAGTCCATCAGTCTCGCTGTGGTATCGCTATCAGTGTAAATACGCTTAGCCGCAGTGCGTTTTCTTGATGGATCGTTTATGAACAGCGGGACTTTGAACCGTGTCTTCATAAATGCTACACGGAAAATCTTGAGCATAGCATTATCAATGTTCACATAAAGTGCACAGTAGTTGCGCCATTTAGCTTCAGCCGCTGCATCAATACCAGCGATAGTCGAAGTAAGACTGCTATCCTGAAACTGAGCTGCTACGCCATTAAACCCAGCACCAGTGTTAACTGTACCGCTACTATCGGTGAAGAAATTCAAGTAGTAAGGCACACCGTAAGGATGCTTATCATCAGTCGCAGTATCAGGCGTCTTCCATGCCCGCTCTTCGATAAGATTGGCCAAGTCCCACAGTCCGTCTACACGTCTGGTCTTCAGCAAGTTAACGAAACCCTTGGCAGAATTTTTGTTCCGCATGATCTCGACCTTGTCCCAACTGTAGTTGGTCCCGATCTGAGTCCACGGCACAGTGATAGTATGCAAAACACTACCGACTGCCGGTGTATCAGTATCATACAGCCTACGGTAACTGGCGTTACCTGTGGGATCAAGCATAACTTTACGCTCGATATTCGGGCCACCGTCAATCACCATTCTTTCATTCTGGTAGATGCGACAAAACTCGTAATCCTCATTGTCCCACGCTACCTCAAACTCTTGATCTGGCAGATCGTTGATCGTGGATGCGATCAAATCTGCTAGTTGAGCATTTTTTATTCCCATAACTTATCCTTTTAATTAAATAATTATTGACTATTTTCCAAAAACTTTTGCTAGTCGTTCAGACGCATTGGCTATTGCCTTCTCAGTCGTCTTCTTACCAGTGTCACCTTCCACGTTGGCTACTCTGCCAGAGGGCTTAAGTGAAATTCCCTTTGACCTCTTCACTACTTTAGCCATAATATCCTCACGGATAATCTTTTCTCTGATAGGCTCAGTAACCATAAGATGCGCCCTCTCTAGGGCTTCTGCTAATGGCATTTCTCTTCCGAGTGCCACAGCACCCACGACCAGTTCATCTGCTCTTTCTAAGACTGCTACGCGGTTCATCATCTCAGCGGGCATTAAAGTAGTCCATTTAGTGTCCCCTTGCTCTGGGGCACCGTACTCGCTGACATACTTCGCCATATCCTTAGAACCAAAGAAGCTCTCTATCTGCTCGGCAGAATGTTTATCCTGCTCTTCTGAGAGTTCCTTGCTGTGACTGCTGGCAGCATCAGTCGTTATAACTGATTGCTCGTTCATCTGATCCTGCATGCTTACAATCTGATTCTGTTGCCCGTCTATCAGATCAGCTAAAACATCACCATGCTCTGCCCGTATACTCGTGGTGTCTACCTTCTTGTATGCTGGTTTATCAGCTGGCTTGTCTTTCTGCTTATCTTCAGCATCTTTTTCGGCCTGCTGTTTCTTGAATCTGCCAATGTCGGCAAACTCCTGTGAAGCACGATTCATAGACTCATGCATCTGGCCAAATGTCCTCAATGCTAGATCAGGATCAGCCTTCATAAGCTTGACTATATCATCGTCAGTGTACTTGTTGTGGATCGCAGCTCTGTAGTAGGCATCAGAAATCTGTGGCTTATCTTTCTGATCTTCATCCTTATGAGCTTCCTCATCCTTGTCATCTTCAGTGTCGTCCTTGGCCACATCGTCTTCTTCGTCCTTCTTGTCATCATGCGGGGTAGGGTCATCTTCCTCATCAGCATCCTCTGCCGGTTTCTCATCTTCATCTTCCGGGGTAGAGTCTTCTTCGTCGTCGGATTCATCTGCCACATAATCACCATCAAGAACTTTTAGTCTTTCTTCTGTCTTCTCTAGCAAATCTTTTTCATCATCTGCCTCTTCTGTCTGGACTTTTACTTCAGCCGCTATTGCATCTTTGTCAAAATCTTTTTCCTCTGCCATTTCATTTTTCCTTTAAATTAAGCTGCCCGGCAACGAGCCGGGGGTAGGTTACTTAACGGATGCTCCACATTCCCAATTTTTTATTGTCATAACTTTCTTTGGTCCGGTTCTAAGTTTGCCCGGATGCTTCACGAACCCTACTTTTTCTAGGTAAGCTTCATGCTGTGCATAATTCTCCATGATCGGCTGACCTTCAGGTGTTATCTTAACATCTGGGAAAGCTCTCTTATGCTCTTCGATCTGATCCATGCTAACTGCCATAGTATCAGATATGACAGGATTGTCATACCTATCAGATGCAGCATGAGGGAGGTCTGCCCGGAAGTCACGCTGGATAATACGTGAACACTCATCACATTGTACTATATCCTCAGACTCAGACATGGGCCTGACCACCTCTTTCGTTACCATGCAGTGAAAGCACTTAAATGAATATGTTGGCATAGTTAGTACCCCCCACTTTTGCTAGATGAATTATGCGAGTTGTGAGAACTCTTCTTCTTTCCTCTAAGTTTAGCTATTTCTTTGTCAGATAGACCTGACTTCTTGAGCCGCTTTTCAATATCTGCGGTTCTCTTGGTCTTAAAGCTTTCCTTTTTCTTCTTCTTCTTTTTGTAGCCGCCGACCTTCTGCATACCTTCGCCCCATTTCCTCTGAGTCTCTTTCTGCTTGGCGAAGTATCCCTTCACTTTTTTCTTGAGCCGGTCTACCCAATTATCTTTCTTCTTTTTCTTCGGCATAGTTTCTCCTAAAAAGTCTGCTGGGCTTCACCAGCTGTTGTCTGAGCGTCCATGTTATCCTGCTGCCCCTGAGAAGTACTCATCTTAGGAGTAGTAGACACACCTTTGTTCTGACCGGGTTGCTGCTGTCCGCCACCTTTACCCGGATTCTGCGGACCCATCTGCATCATAATATTCATCTTCTGTTGGAACTCAGGATCGTCGAACCAACCCTGTACATCCTGTGTTAGCCCCTGCTGCTCTGCAAGGTCAGTCAGGCACCTCTGCAAATTAAATGCAACACCCATCTGCATAGCAACCATGGCAGCTTGAGTTACTGATGGTAAAATATTTACTGCAAACTCTGTCATCAGCCGTGCCCGCTGTTGAGGGTCCGCTGGTGCCAACGATTTTGCCTTAAGTTTAAAAGTATAATTCCAAAAATCACCTTGTCTCTGCTCAGGTGTCAGCATAATCTGCTGATACTCTCCACCTGTTGATCTCTTTATAAGTGGTAGGTTTATCAGCGGATCATTGTGAAGATACCAGCCTATCTTTTTATTAACTTCAGCAGTCTGATCAATGATTATACCTCTGGCATCCTGTATGCCTGATGCGGCATTAGACTGCCTTATAGAAGCTTTAGTCGCTGTCTCTTTTCCGCCAGAACGTGTATCCTGACCGGCTACTGTATCAGGATCACCGGCCATGTAGTTATACCACATATGAAATGTCTGGGTCATTTCCTGATTCTTCTTAGTGGCCCCGCCGAATGACAAAACCTTAGCAGCCTCTGGATCAGTTACCGCCACATAATCACCATCTGTGGCATCAAGGAGGTCCTGTGCCTCATCAGCAAATTGTGGTTTAAAAACAAGGATGTCTTTTTCTCTATCAGCCTGCTCCATCATCCGTTTGAATGTCCTGTTGGCTATCTTGTGCATGTCATAGACCTGAGCTACAGGCGCGATTGGCAGGGGATTACCCTCTATTACTGGTGTAAATGACAAGAATGTATACTGACCGTCATTGGGTCCATAGTAGTCCTCTGTACGCAAATACTTCGGAAGTATAATCTGTCGTGGATCAGGTGTAGTAACCATAGCCTGCGCTTCTGGGACCCAACACTCTACTACATCAACGTAATCTTGCAGTGTGTACGACTCTGAAGTGGCCGCTGCCTTTTTGGTGAAATTATCTACTCTCTCAGATTCATTGAACTTAGATGTAGGCAACCTCATTACCATATCGTGATCATAGCCTGTGGTGTCTAACAAAATCTGTCTGGGCACCCTTACCCGATTACCTAAAAAACTTGCCTCACGTAATGAATTGCATATCGGATCAAATGTAAAGTCATCAAGATCAACTGTCTTAGTATATACTTGACCGGGGTCAATTAGCTGATCACCATACTGTATCACGCTTTCAGCTGAAGCTATACTCGTCTTCATAATTCCGAATGCGAAGAACGCTGAAGCTATCCACGCTCTCAGAGTCTGCTTAAGCTTGATGTCTATGTTAACCTGATCAATAGCCAGTCCCAGCATTTCAGCATAGGGCTTGTGGGCCAAGAATTTTGACTCTACTACGTTGATAGGATTGTGCGTAACCAGTGAAGGCACAAATGCTGCCAGAGTCTTAAACATAAGATTAAGCGGCTCATCACCAGTCATTCCCTGACTATCACGATAGTACTGTCCTGCGAATGCACGCATAAACATAGCTCTGGCTCTGCGGTATTTTTTAATTCGCTCGAACCCTCTTCGCACTACGTTTTGAAACTTAACTGGGGTTATCTCGGCAGGCATAGATTATCCTTTATTAAAGTCAAAAGAAGTTCTCCAACTACGAGACTTCTTATTTTTCCTAAGTTTAGCTAGCTTCCTTGCACCCACTGACCTAGCTGGATAGCCCGGTCCTGTATGCTTAGTCTTACCAAATTCTTTAGAGTCGATGGTTAGGGCATCAGCTATTACTACATCACCATGTGTCTTTCTGGCGGACGCATTCTCTACAACAAGGTCTGAAGGACCAATGCCACCATCCTTAAAGTAGATATATGTTTCCATCTCATCTAAGCCAAAGATACTGTGGTTAACATACCCACCATGAGCTATAGCTCTGTCATAAGCCCCTAACAACTCCTGCTTACTGTCCCTGCTGGAATGCCATCCGTACTTACTCATCTTCTTTTCGCTGCGATCACCTATCCTATCCATGTAGTAACAGTATGGAAACTTGAAGGTCTTAACAATTTCTTTACCGAAATCTACGCCGGGGCCATTCTTCTCCCATTTCATAAACGGCAGACTCTTCGGCTTTCTACCACCGCACCATATAGCAAGGGCTATGGCCACTCGTGCCATGGCATGAGGCGGAGTATTGGCGTCACGCCATTCAGCGATCTTCTCACCAGTCTCACGACACTTGATCGAGATCACAGAGTTTGAAGCACCCTGACCTTTACCAATATCAATACCGAACACATAAGTCTTCGTCTGGTCAGGTCTACCTAGAGTCAACTCGCTCCACACTCTTAGTGGTCCATTTTTACCGCGCGTCAACTTTACGGCTCTGTAATCCCTCATCTTTATTTTCTGGAACACAGCAGAGTCGGCTATCTTCTTATCAAGATTTATATGATAACGATAACGAGCTTCTCTGCCGAATAGAACTTTATGTTTCTTGACACTATCCAGTGAGAAAAACAAGTCACCAGACTCAGTATCCTTCATGTCAATTTCACGAGCCATTTCTTTTGGTGATCTACGTTTACCTTCTACTACATACCATGGTGACGTGATGTGCCACTCGCCATTATCGTCTTGATAAACAGTGCGCCCGCAACCTTTTTCAGGATGCTCCCACCATGCCAGCTGGAACACTTCTATCTGGCCTGACTTTTTCCAGCGGGCATACTCAGTGCCCGGACCAGCAGGGGTCGAGTTAACGATCCTGAATGGACCTACATCAGATGTTGACGACCTAATCAGTGATCCTTTTTCTACTTTGGCAAATTCATCAAGAAGAGTTACTTTGCGCCTGTCACCTGAGCCTGCATTCTCTGTAGTTGACTCGCCATCTATACATGATCCATTGAGAATGTTCTTCATGTGCATCTTGGTCCTATACTTCTGACCTACTGCGCAACCCGGAGGAACCATCCATTCTGGCAACCATTTATTTATATAGTCATGTTTCTGGAACAAAGCTTTCATGTTACCAGCTTTGTCTACATAATCTTCGGTACGTGACATCTCAAGCAGCTGAGACTCGTCTACAAATAACCATACCCAGTGCATGAAATCTATCCCGCACCAGCTAGCACCCATATCTCGTGACTTATCTATCAGTATGTCTTTCGGGTGCTTGAGTCTATACACGAGCTTCTCGAACAGCTCGTCCTGTACAGCCCATGTTATAAATGGAACATGCTCATACTTCACCACTGTCTCGTGTCCAGTCAGTGGATCAATATCCTTTTGATGGTATGTCCATGCAAATGCATTTACCCAGAATTTCAAGGATTCTCCGCACAGGCTCATTAAGTCCTGCTGTAGTATTGGGTCCTTCTCTGCGTTACGAAGAAGCTCTCCCCTCCATATCACATTCTCTTGTGGCCGTTTAGGCACTTTAATGCCAGATAATGGACAAGTCCAATACTGCTGAACATTAGGAAACGGTGCCCTTAGAACTGGCTTAAGGAGTGTATCAAGCATCGCCTAGTCCTCCAGCTTTAGCTATTCGCTTCAACCCTTCATCAGTTACCCTCTTGGCGGTAGATGGACGTGTATCACTGTCTTCTACAGCAGTGGGTGCCCGTCCTTCTACACGATCCATCAGTTCTTTAGCCACCTTCATATCAGGCTGATGCATTACTTTCTTGGAGGGGCCATCATCATAAACAATTGTTTCCTCATATCCCAGAGCTTGTCTCCACATCTTGCGCGCCATAGCCTCGTATTTAGTGACCATACGGTCGTCATCAGTGGGACTTTCTCCTAGCAGGAGTTCTGTTTCTTCTTCGCCCACCATCCTTAGAATCTTTGATAGCAGTCTACCATTCTTCATTTCTCTGCTCATTTTCGCCCCCCTGCCTCTCTAACTTTAGACTCTAAATCTAGCATGGTGTAGCTTGCAAGTATACTCAAGAAGTCAAGATCAATTTCGAGAGACTCACTCGGAACAAAGATGTGAGCGTTGTCACTGTTGTCAAGCTTGTACATAATAGCGCAGAGTCTCTCCTGAATTTCCTTCCGCGTCAATTGTACCATAGCAAATATCCTTACGTGTCTTAATTTCAGACGGATGCTTGATCTTCTTAGGAGGTTTGGATTTCCTGCTATTCACTGGAGGGGGGCCACCGACATAGAACGCCCAGCCTAACATAGCCAGCATAGCTACCACCATCAGGTACACCCACAAATTTTTCATATTAAAATCTCCAAGACTCGAACATTATTTCGTCAGCGTGTGGAACGTAGCCCATAGGAGCATGACCCTCGGTTACTGTGGCTGTGCCTGTGGATGGTGGTGCATTGCCAACAGGAGCAAAATCAGCAATAAGCGTTGTTGCATTGAACCAACGCGGGTCAACAGTTGCGTCTTGAGATAGTGGGCTAGTCTTGGTTATATACCAAAAGTTATTACTTATTCTCTGTCTTACATAATAATTAACATCAGCCCCACCAGCTCCATCTGCATGAGTTAGGATACTTTTATAAACTCTTTCACCATTATAGATACCTAAAGGTTCGGCACCTGATGTAAAGTCTGTAAATTTGTCCCAAAGGTATTCATCTATTGGTCCGGTTACTAACTCATAAACCAGCACAGATGGAACAGTACCGACAAACGCCGAGTCGGCTCTAAGTGTAAAAGCTGTACCGTTAGCAACTAACAGTTCAGTGAATGTATCCGAAGTGGCCCTAGCTGTCCCTAGCGCCGTCCCAACTACAGGAGTTAACGTTCCCGCTGCTCTTGTCATTTCAAGGATTATAAGGTACGTTTTACCAGCCGTCAGAGGAGGTACGTCGATGACAAGATCGGAATCAGCTACTTGCGTACCGTCACAGTCTGCCGGGTCTGGAATTGTCCAGCCAACGCCCTTTGTCCATCCTGTATCTACTGCAAAATCCTCATCTATGTCCGCCGCCCCAGCCGGTACTTGAATATCTCCAGTTACGGTAACTTTGGTGATCATAATAATTATCCCCTATAAAGGATGTAAACCTTTGCCCCATTAGTGGCCCCGTAGAACTTCAGATGGGCTGGATTAGAAACTGGAACTGGCAAATAAACGAATGACAGCATCAAGAAGTCTTCTACAGCAGCATCGCCTTCACCAATTTTCATGCGAACATCAGAGCCATCAGTCCAAACAATAGTAGACCTGCACGCCTGATTGGTGCCCCCGGCTTTATTTCCAATGATGGTTAATACTTCAGTTCCACCGCCCACACTATTCTTAGACAATGACGCAACGGCCTCATTGAATATCAATGACTGATTTTCTTCAATGGCAGGGTTAATCCTTTTGCCATCTTTGTTTGAAATATAAAATTCACCTTGACTCATATTTCTCCTATGTTAAACGAAAACTACCCCGGACAGATTATCTCCATCCGGGGTCAGTTGTTAATTAGTATATCTTAATACTCCTGTGCAATACGAACCCAGTCAATAGAAGCTACAATAGTAGTAGCACTTGCCGAGTCTATGGCAAAGTAAAATCCCATCTCTTCGCCATTCGGGAAATTAGCAGCACTTATCTGGACAGTATCTGCTAAGGCCACGCCATCAATATAAAAGGTAATGGTTTCACCATCAGAGCGGATGCCCAACTTGGAATAACTGTTGATCACGATAGTCCCGCCTGTTGCTGACAATACGGTATGCCCGGCAGTATTATACTGAGTCTGCCACTGATCTCCGTCAGCCTGTTCAATTTTGAAGCCGACGTAAGTAACGTCTTTCATTCCGCCACCAGCGACACTCATAAGTTCATCTGTGGCCATCTGAGCTTCTTCTGAAAGACCACAGAACAGATTGATCTTATCATTAGTTACGTTATCTACTTTAATTCTGGCTTCCATCCAGAACTTCTTGCCCGCGACGAAGCTAAACATGCCAGCTGTCTCAATGTTCTGAGGATATGCAATTCTACCGTCTGCGTCTTCATCAGTAGTAACGGTAAGCGTTACCACTCCGTGAACATCAGTAGCCAACGTGGTAACAGTGACACCTGTCAATGTGAACGCTGCCCAGTCACCCACGGTTCCAAGTGCGGCAGCAGCAGAAACCGACTGATTGGCAGCTACTACAATTCCGTCATGGAAATCATCTAAGAAGTGCGCACCAAGCTGAGGATTCAATGTGTAGTCAAGCACAGGACAATCGCCCCATATCGCAGGGCTGGGTCCGCGACCAGCAGCTGTACCATACGCAACAGGTACATCAGCTATAACTGCGTTAAAATCAGAACTAGTGTTGGAACCTTCATTAACGTACGCTGAAGTGTTCGCCCCGCCGGTAGTCTTCTTAAATATCGCTCCTGTGATGTAGCCCGCTGTTCCGTCTACCGGAACTATAGTGCCATACGCCTCGATAATTCCATCAGCTGATCTCAGTGTCGGCTGTGGCGTTACGTTAGATGCAGGATATAAAGTATTCTGCATCTGTGAATAGTTGTTCAAACTCATTACCACTCCTTCTTTCTAAACTATATTATTAGTAACCCCCAGTTACGCAACCGGGTTCTTTTAGCTAAAGTTTGACTCCGATCTTCTTCGCGGCAATTTTACGCATATCAGCAAGATGATCCTGTGTAGCTGATAGCATGCCCACATTACCGTCCTGAGATTTCGGTCTGAAGTTCATGTCCCATAGACTCTGGAAGAGCAACTGCGCGGACTCTTCGGACATAGTAACAAGTGGATCACGCTGCTGGAATGGTCCGATCTCTTCAAAAACTGGGGAATGCACTGCACACACTGTTTTACCCAGAGAATCATACGTGGTTGCATAGACTGCTATTGACCTGTGGTGCTGGAACATTCTCGCTACGTCAAGCTCTACATTTACCTTTGCTTCATCCATAGTTTACTCTCCTTAATTCATTGAACTAGGAAGTACGAGAGGACTGTGTTTACGTTTTTTCTTGCCCCTGATTACCTCAGTACACTCTTGGATGAAGGCGTCCTTGGACATGTCTTTTTGCGGTAGCTGGTCGAACACTCGACTCAGCATCTGCTCTGACAATTCTTTTGGGCTTGGTTCTGGCATTGCTTTTCCCCTTGAATTTTATGAGTTCGTCGTAAAGTTTACGGGCCGTCTTTAGAAACTGCTCCCGGCTTACTGATTTCATTACTGACCTCCGCGACCATTACGCCAAGGCATTTAGCGCATATATACTGATGGAGCTTAAAAACTCCCTGCTTACTTTCCATCAGAGCTATGGGAACAGTGCTGCCACATTTATCAGTGCAGCGCAGGGTGCCTCTCAGAATTCTTCTGGTATCCATAGTAATCTCCTTAAGTTTATCTGAAGCAGCAGCTTTGGTCCCTACGATTAGTACTACTGCCCCAGATTATAAAATGCCGAGGCGTATTAGCTCGTTATGTTTAACGAGTCCCCCGGATAAGAGTTTAAATAACATTCAGCGATTATCGTTTCAAGTTCCTGACTTACTATTTCACTGCTGTCTTCGCCCATCTTAGTTTTACCAAACGTAACGACGTGCAACATCTCGTGTATGACAACCTGATACATGCTGACATTTCCAGCCTTACATATTCCTCTGCTGATGTTTACATTCGCCTGTAGTAAATTCTGGTCCACTTCGCACAGTCCATGACAATCAGCATGATAGCCGACCGGCCACATCTTTAGTGTAATATCCCAGTCACGGAGATTCATCTTTCTCTTACACCAGTTTATGCATTTCATTAACTGCCGTGCAGTGACTGCATTGTAGGGTAGATTATATCTCGGCATGTCATCTCCTATCTATAGATGTTCGAGCAGTCAGGGCATATCATGTTATTCTCGGAGATCATCTCCCACCCTCTTGCTACAAATTCTGCGACTGCATGCTCGCTGGTAAAACTTTCATCCGGGTCTTTTATCACCGCCGTAGCTTTACATATGCATTCCACGTGCCACACATTATGTTGCTTATCCATGTCATCTCCTATTTCTTTAACAGACAAGTCGGGCACCACCACCCTCTCAAGTATTTATATCTCCAACCTACGAGTTCAAAGTTATATGCCGCTTCTGCTTTTGATATTTCATGGGAGCAGTCATTAGTGTTAATAGACTCTTTACATCTATTACAGGTCAGGTGGTGAATCTTCTCAGTGTATATCGAGCCGAGTCCCACGCGATCACCTTTTCTCGCCATCTTCTTTCTCCTATCGGTAAGCCACTCCCAATTCATCTAGCACTTCGCATCCGCCATGTGCCTCAAGGTTCTTAAACTGACCGGGAGAACGTGCCCTCATGCGCTGAAAACGATTAGGCTCCGATTCCATATGGGCACCAAACATACAGTATTTGCACCCTGTCCGCTCTTCGCCTTTATCATAGATACTGGAGTAGGGTAGCTCGTATTTCTTGATATACTCCCACACGTCCTCTTCTTTCCAGAACGCCATTGGGGAGGAAATTGGAGTAGCCTGATCAAATGAATTGCACCCAGATTTAAGATACATCACTCTACGCATGGATGACTCACCGGCCATCATTCCGGTGAACGCTTTTCTCCCTGACTCTCTGGCATATGTCTTCAGTGGTTTTTTCTTCATCACATTGCAGCACTGCTCAGAACATTTGAACGGGGCATCTATCAAGTAGTGCCACTTTATTGGAATTGTCCTCTGCTGCTTCTTTCCGCTGGTAGGATTTATCCCGCCATGCAGGCGCAACTCTTTTTGAAGCTCGCTTTTAGTACAACGGTATCTTGACAGTCCCATTGACACCTGCTTGCTAACTACTGGCCAGCCATACTTTTCCACAATCTGCCAGAACGTCATAGTCGGTTTGATCCAGACCACGTTATTAACTGTCTTTACGAAATCTATTATCTCTTTATACTCAAGTCCAGTATTTACGAACACTGCTGGCACATCAGGATAAATCTTACGGACCTGATCAAGCAGAACCGTAGAGTCTTTGCCACCGGAGAAGCTGATGTACACTTGGCCATGCCAATGCTCGTACCATGAGATGATTCTCTTCTCAGTGTACTTCTCCTTCATCCACAGTGGCATGGCCTGCCGCACCTGAAGCTGCCATCTCTGTAACTTCATCTTCTTTCTCCAATTAAATAAGGTAGTCCCTCTATATACTCCACCGAATTAGCTGATCTTGCACTATTGGCCGGACAAATCCCTGAATTTTATGCAGATTTCCGTTTATCCGTATAATATAGCCAGATAGTGCCAGTTATACTCTATCGGGGTGTAGATAATAAAGGTCTACTAGACCTATACTGTCTACATTATAAAAATATTATATATCTCCGTCGACCTAGTTAGGGGTCCCGACTTCCTCACGTAAAAATGTCGAGGGTGTCACCGGGGGGCGTCCGATAACTACGTGTTGGTCCGATAATACACAGACATAGCAGGTCTAGTAGACCTCGTACGTCTACAGATCAGGCGTAGGCAGGGCGAAACACCTATTATAGAGGTAAGAGGTCTAGTAGATCTAGTAGACCCTGTATGTATACATACATTACATGCGACAATCGTAAGTCGTTACTACATAAGGGGTTAACGTTATCCTGGACATTGACGTGTATTGTACTGTTCATATTTGAACTAAGCATATTCATATATGAACATTTGCTGCCATGGCAGATGGCGTAGATAGATATTTACCTACGCCACCATAACCCACTATCCTATAAGCACTTACATAAATATGGTATAGGTGGCATAGTAAAACTTGACCTCACTCCTTATAGGAATAGAGATGTACACAAGATAATAATAGTAGACACACTATAAACACTAATATACGTCTATATTTTACTATGAAGGAATATGACTTTTTACTATACCACCTACGCCATATCTTCATAAATATAGTAGTAGTAAAGGTTTACAGTGGCGTAGATAGATTATTTACCTATACCACATGCCACGGCAATCTCTAACGGATAGAATAGGTCTAGTAGATGTTTAATGTCTACAGCTATAAATATTTAGGGTTTATTCGAGAATATTTAAAATAGTTGTTGACAAATGATAGCCTGTGAGTTATACTATAATAAAGTAAATACTGTTTAGGTAGAGGAAAATAATTATGAAAAGATCAAAGATCAATAAAATTAAGAAGCAAAACAACTGGAGACAGGGGCGACCCGATGCCCATTGTGATATTTGTGTCTCAATAGATTCATACCAGTATAATGGTGGGTTTGGTACAAGGTTACAGAAAACATGCAAGACGTTGAAGATAAACACGGACGGCGTTACTGTTTGCGACCAATTTAAAAAATAGTTCTTGACTTCTCATATAAAATAGTGTATAGTAATAATAGTTGTTTAATTGTTAATCGTTGTTTAATTGGAGATTAGAATAATGGGTAACAAAATGCCAGAAACTAAACCAAACCTTACCACTAAATGCCCTTGCGGCGAAACTATCGCGGTAATCTGGGGTTACGATGATTTATTCGATGAGTATTGTTATCAAATTTGTAACATTAAATGCCCTAAGTGCGGCAGAACATCGACAGGCGGCAACTGCAAGACTGGCGAAGTTTATCCCGACTGGATTACACCTAGGGACCTCGCACGTTCAAACGCTGAATATCAAGCTCAGTGCTTTGATGCTGACAATAACGAGTTTTACGGTCGTGGTAATTGGTAAGATACACCCTGAATTTGACTATAAGTATAAAAATGACTAAATATTCAATAGTAGTCAGCAAATTACGGTTGACTACTATCAAGTATTTAGTAGTTCTTTAAAAAGTTAATAAGCGGATAAATGGTTAATGGTTGCCAGTTGTGGATATTGTGCCGCACTGGTTACCGCTAACTATTTATTACTTTAATGAAGGGACAAAAGATGTATGCAATAAAGTTTGAACGCAAGAAAGCCGAAAAGCTTACAACTAAAAGACTGCGTAACAGGTTTACATCAAGACTGTTTAAGCTCAATAACTTCTATTCGTTATTGAAGAGTCAACAGGAATTAGTCGATAATGCTGTTAATGAATTTCTGGCAGGTAAGGCGGTGACATAATGAAAAAACTTCGTAGGATAGAACTTTGGTGGTCGAATTATTATAAGTTTGGCCGGAAATTTTACAAGTTTAACTGCGGTAAGAAACTTTATTACTATCGGTTAGGCAAATTAGGTCTATTTATCAGAGGTAAATAACATGGAATTTGGAATAACCTTCTTGATAATGTATTGGTTAGTTAAAAAGTTACATAAATATGGTATACTTTAAAAGGGGAAAATATGTTAAAATGGAGATATGTTGAAACGATGCAAGATCGTGACTATTATTGTGCCGCATCGGCGTGTAAAGATAAACGTCCCTTGTTTAATTGCTGTGATAGAGGTGCAAAGTTTGACCAAAATACAACTGGAGGTTATTACTGTCTTGAATCGTTAATGTCACTTAAACGTCAGAGATACTTTACTACGAAGTAAATGCTTAAGTTTTGCCAGACCTGAAAAGCTGGCAATTCTTAACTATTTATTGTTTAATTGAAGGGACAAAAGATGTATGCACTAAAAGAAGCACGGATCAAACGTCAGAAGTTAACCACGAAAAGACTTCGTAACAAGTTTACATCAAGATTGTTTAAGCTGAATAACTTCTATTCGTTATTGAAGAGTCAACAGGAATTAGTAGATAATGCTGTTAATGAATTTCTGGCAAGTCGGGCGGTGACATAATGGAGTATATTTGGGTTACTAAAGGCGGCTGGTCAGCGTTTAGGAGTAAAAGAGATGCCCTTGATTATCTTAAGGGTTTACGTTTTATTGCTATTGCTGATAGGGCCGAACGAAAAGAAAAAGCACCTAGTAAAATAGTGAAGTCAAACGATGGAAATAAGTATTACTTTACTTTCGGCTGTAACAGTCGGGCCATAAGGAAAGTAATCTTACAATGATAATCGAATTAACTGGAGGTAAATAACATGGAATTTGGAATAACCTTCTTGATAATGTATTGGTTTGTTAAAAAGCTACATAAATATGGTATACTTTAAATGCTTAAGTCTTGCCAGAACTGAAAAGCTGGCAATTCTTAAATGTTTATTATTTAATTGAAGGGAAAAGAATTATGAAAGCGAAGTTTCGTTTGTACACAGAAGATTTAAATCGGGATTTAGTCGAAAAGCTAATTGCTAAATCGTTTAAGGGATTTACAGTTATAGAAGCAATGGGCTATTGGAACGGAATCAGAGAAAACACCCTGATAATTGAGATAATCGCAACCAAACAAGACTTGCACCTTATAGAGCATATTTGCGAAAAGATTAAACAGCTTAACAAACAAGAAGCGGTCCTATTCACAGTCGATTACATCGACTCTGTTATGATATAGTTTGAGCCTGTTAAATGCTTAACTTTCGGCAGGGTAAAAGCTGCCGTCTGTTAACTATTTATTATTTAATTTGGAGACTAGAAAAAATGAATGAAAAAATTAGCACGTGGTTGCCTGTATTTAACGGGTTTTATGGTTCAGGGTTAGAAGATGACAACGATTTAGAGTATACACTGTTTAATGATCCTGATAATACCAGAATAAACGAGAAGCATAGAGATTGGTTGCTAGAAAATATAACGGATTATATAAACTATACTGATTATCACAACGCAATGGCAGTAGCAATTTGCTGTGCTATTAGTGAAGAGTTGGAAAGTCATGGACTAATTAAAAGTTTTGAGTTTGATAATCTGGTTAGTCCTAAATTTTACAACTTTAGTAATGACAGCATTGATGTAATATTTGAGGTCGATATAGAATCATTGACAACGCTGTGTGAAGAGCAAGATGAAGAGTTTGAAGAGTATCTCAAACAGAGGTATACAAGCTATGACGGTTTTAGTAGCAGTTACTCAAATGACCCCCAAAAATGGTTTGGGACTTTAGACGATTATACTGATGGTCTGATTGCGAATAACACTGGTCATTGCGTAGGCTCGATATTAAACTTTTTACTCGGCGATACTGGCAATGAGTACATGAGTTTAATTTATGAAGCCGTGTCAGAGGTTTATATTGGGGAATTTATCGACTATGAAAAGTTAATCAGTGACTTTAACGAAGAGTTTGGAACCTCTTGCACTAGCATAGAAGATATTGAGCTAGGTGCCGACGCTGGCCCCGAAGAGGTAGCTCGAAGAGACATAAAAGGCCAATCGTTAATGCAGTTCGAGTAAATGCTTACTCGTTATCAGGTTAAAATCTGGTAACGTGTAAATATTTAATTGTTAAATTTAGGAGATTGTGCAATGGAATTTCTAAAGAGCGGTATTGACGAACGAATTAGACAGCGTAATTTAACCGAACGAATAGTAACTTTAAGTAGTTGCCTTGATACTAAAGATAGGACAATAGTGTTAATGAGGTTTAGAGGTGGTTACGCATACGCAGAAATAGCTAGCTTATTAAATGTCCACTATACGACAGTATCAAGACGGGTTAAAAGGATACTAAGGACCATAGCTAAATTCAGGAGGTTATAAAATGTATAAAAAAGCCATTGAGAAATCATGCACAAAATGTAAGAAAGTTTACCCTGCCACAACTGGTAACTTTAGCCGAGACTCAAGGGCTTCTGATAACTTTCAGTCACAGTGTAGAACGTGCTGTAACAAGGCCAGTAACGACCATTACAAACGTAATAGAACAGAGCGTAGAAAACAGCGTGCAGAATATAAGGCAACCAAAAGGGGCTATCTTAAAGCTATTTATCACAATATCACTTGGCGTTGTTCAGGTAAGTGTAAATTGAAGAGATTCAGGTGCTATAACGAGCAGCAGACGGTCAACAGATTTAATTCGTCTGACGATTTTGTAAACTACGTGCTCAATGTACTAAAAGTCGATCCACGTGGCAAAGACTGCCACCGTATTGACCCTGATGGTCACTATGAACCGGGGAACATTGAATTTCTTGCACCTTTAGAGCACAGGAGAGTACATGCTAGGATGCGTAAAGTAGCTATATCGTAAGTGCCGATATTGTAACGAGTTAATTAAATTTAGGGGAACAAAATGAATATAAGACAAGCTGATAAAAATAAAAAAGTTCACTATATGCTTGACCAAACAGCTGGAGCTTGCGGGCGATATACAGCGAAAGTTACAAAAATAACCCTGCTAGTCACATGTAAAGACTGCAAAAAGATACTCGACAAGGGCATAAGTTTTTAATTTAATTTAAAGATTATGCTTGACTTTGCTATTTATATAGTGTATAGTATAACTAGTGATAAAACAATTTTTGATTTAAGGAAAATAAAATGGACGATGGCATAATTGATATTACTTTGGGTGGTCTGAAGTCGGCTTATGCAGACAGTGAGACAAAATTGCTGGAATTGGCTGTTATGATTGGTCAGCTAGAAGCCAACAGTACAGATGATTACTACGACATGCATAGTCAGTTTAGTTTGCGTGAAAGTGCAAAACGGTTGATCAAGTACCGCATAGACGATTTAGAACGTAACGATGAAACATATGCTATGACCATAAACAGGGGGATTTAACATGGACCTTTATGAAGTAGAGACAGAAGAAGAGTTAATTAAATCTATGCAAGAGCTGATAAACACAGGTATGGCGTGGAAAATGGAAGGGTCAGTGGGTCGTCAGGCAATGAGCCTGATAAAATCTGGGCACTGTGTATTAGGTGAACAGGGCCACTACGACTATTACGGAAATTATGTACCTTCGCGTACTGAAGTTAAAGCAGGCACGAAGGGATCAATAGAATATCAGCAAGAAATGATGGAGATTTAGTTATGAACATCGAACAGGCAAAAGTATACCTAGAAATGGGAGATGACGTTGTGCTTTGTATCGACTACGGAACGTGGCATAATCCGTTTACGGACACTGTGAATGAACCGCTGCACTTGTCGATTATCTTGCAGGCTAGTGATTTTGATCCTGATACATTTGATGAACGGATGGAAGGGTTGACACGCGGTTATGAGTATACGCTGACTAAAGATACTGGTGTCGGATTGGAGGTATTGAGGTGAGATACTTCATAAATCAGCATGGTGAGATAATTGTGGTTGATGAGCATAAATCATATGCCAACAGGGTGCTGCATATGTCATTGAGAAAAGTGCTGCTTACTCATGTTCGCGTCAAGATATATCGTGATAACTTTTGTTTAGACACCCGACAGTGTGCCTTGACCAGTTCACAGAAAAGAACTGCCCAGAAGTTATATCGAGAGTCAAGGTGCAGTGCCTATACTAACTTGATAAGTGACAAGTTTTATCAGTCAAGTAATTTTGATCATTCACCAAGAATAATTTGGCAATAATATTTAAATGAAGGGTTTTAAAATGGCGGTAAACCAAAAGAAGATGTCGAGGATGCAGAAACAGGTTGACGGTATAGTGGCTAAGGCATTGGGAGCTATGCCATCAACTATGACTAGGCTGGTGCATGAGAGCGAAAAGCACGGTGACGGTGAACTGACCAGCTATGACGACTATCACCTTCGTAGCTGGACTGGCCACGCGATCACCACGCTAATCAGACACCATCAGGCCAGATTGGGCAGTAATAACGACCGAGTAGTAGTATTTTTTGCCAGCGAGCAATAATTTAACAGATTTTAAAGATTTATCCTGCTAAAAGTGCAAGATAAGCTAATATTCTCTTATAATATAGAAGGGGTAGTTAATTATGGAAAGAAATATTTCAGAATTTGAAGAGTCAGTCATCAGACTGGTGCACCATGAATTTGCCGGTATGACACAGGCAGAGGCGGCTAGAGAATTACATGTAAGTGAATCTATGATAAGTCGGGCACTTGATTCTATCGTTGAGAAAGCTAAGAATTGTCGTCCGATAAGAATCCTGCTGCCAATTTTGACCAAGCAGCAATACGCAGTCTACATTGATATAGCTGAGTTCGGAATATCGCTGGAAGCGACGGCTGCACACCTTGATATGACTGTCGGAAGTGTAAGAGATACTTTGTACAAAATCAGGAAAAAAGGCAAGTACGTTCCGTCACCTGCCAGACATGAAGCGTTTCACGATGGCATGGAAGGTAGCATAAAACTAAATTTCTAAGGGGCCAATATGAAACGAATGAGCCAAGCAGAAGCTGGTCTTCATGCAGGAAGGCTTGAGCATAAGCTGATATGCCACGTTGGTGTTAGGAACGCGGCTTTGATCGCTAGGCTGCTGGGGAAAAGACTCAGGAAACAGCTAGCCGACCAAAAGAAAATAAACAGTAAGGGGTAAATATGACAGGTGAACTAAAAGACAGCGGCAAGCGTGAAGATTTTTCATCAGGCTGCGTAAGAGATGCATCAGAAAATAAGCCCAGACCAGATTTAATATCACCATATTTTAGTATGCGGATTGGTGATCATCTTGACGCTGGGGCTAGAAAATATGCTGAGCGCAATTGGGAGAAGGGTATGCCAATAAGTAGGTGCATCGCTTCTCTTGAGCGTCACCTCATGCAGTATAAAATGGGCCTCACAGATGAGGATCACGTAGCGGCTATCGGGTGTAATATAATGTTCATCGCTCACTATGAAGAGATGATCAAGCGTGGTTTGCTTCCAAATGAACTTAATGATCTGCCCCGTTATGAACAGCAGATACCGCATGTTAAAGAGCTAGCAGGTGCACCTATTGATCAGGCTTATGTTGATGCTATTCAGGGCATCGAAACAGGCAAGTACAATTGCTTTGCTGGTCATCTTGATGTGATATGTAACTGCATGAGATGTACTGTTTATCGTAAACATTCTTAACCTTAACGGAGAATACAAATGAGTAGAAAAATCAGACAGAAGATTCAAGCAGCAGCATTTATAATCCTGATGCTGTGGATCATGGCATTGCTGCATGGCTGTGCCGATATTACACGTACAGCTCCAGATGGCTCTGTCATCAAGTACAGCAGGATCGGCAACCAGCAGATAAGCAGGCTGGGGATAGTCGATACGCCCAATGGTTTTCAGCTTCAGATGGAAGGCCAGCAGGCTCTGAATGATCAGTTCGCTGAACGTATCGCTGCTGGTGTCGTTCGTGGTCTAATGGGAGCAAAGTAATGAGGATTAAAATATATTTAAGTCATGCTATATCAAAAGGAAATGCAAGTACACCACTGGAAAATCAGCAGATCAACTGTGAAGTAGCTCGGCGGATCGGGAAAGTTCTCAAGCGTGAGCTGAATCGTTATATCGCTACGGATATTTATATTCCCGGTGGCTCTACTGAGCAGTTCGTGCAGAAAGCTTATCTCAAGGGTTACTTGAGCGTCGATCAGATTCTTGAGATCGACTGTGACATCATCAGTGAATGTGATTTTGTCCTATGTTACGTGCCGGAGTTCGATCAGCTGCAAGGTGGCAGGAAGGTAGAAATTGAACACGCTTCTAAGAATGATATTCCGTATTACGTGTTTGAGGACACTGACCACGCTATTGAATTTGTCAGGGCTTTCTTCAAGGATGAGATAAACTGGAGAGATAATTTAAGTCAGGAGATCGACTATGAGTAAAGTATTATGTATTGGGGACCTCCATTTACCAGTGGCTCATTCAGGTTACTTACAGTTCTGTAAGGACCTTTATCGTGAATGGAGCTGTGACACTGTAGTGTTCATCGGAGATGTGGCTGATCAACAGGCTATTAGTTTTCATGCGGCTAATCCAGAGTGCCCCGGCCCCAGTAATGAGTTTTCACTGACCAAGCAAGAGATTGCAAAGTGGTACAGGGCCTTCCCAGAAGCGCGAGTATGCCTTGGCAACCATGATATGAGGGTGTTGCGGCTAGCAGAGTCTGTTAATATCCCTAAAAAATACCTTCGCAATCATTCAGATGTATGGAGCACTCCGGGGTGGGAGTGGGACTATAGTTTCTTCATAGACGGTGTGTACTACTTTCATGGCGAAGGTACAGGTGGACTTTATCCAGCTGCTAATGCTGCTAGAAAGATGCTATGCTCAGTTGTTATGGGGCATACACACGCGGCATCAGGCATATATCATGTGGCCAATCCGCACAGCAGGACCTTCGGGATGGACACTGGCTGTGGGATAAATGTCAGGGCATTTCAGTTTGCTTATGGCAAGCATTACTTACGCAGGCCGATATTGTCAGCTGGCATAGTCCTTGATGGTATTCCCTACCATGAAATTATGCCAATAGGGCCAAACGAGCCATACCACCACTCTAATTTTGAATGAGGTGAAAGATGAACAGAAGAAAATTTCTTAAAGTTTTAGCAGTAGTTCCTGTGGCACCAGCAGTGCTCGCAGCTGTGCCTGCTAAGAAAGTAATGATGGGCGTAGACTTGGCCAAGGGTGAGAGTCAGATAGTCCACCAATGGGTCGCCTATGGCAAAACCTACAAATTCAGTGATTCTGTAACTATAGGTGAACGGTACAGGAAAGAATACCTTGACAAGCTGAGAGAACAGATGCGTAAAGCATTTAAGAATACACGATTCAAGAAACCTGTGTTCAATAGTGGTTAATGGACAAGCCGGTAAGGGGTCTACTTACCGTAAAGTAGACAAGAAAAAATATGATAAAAATTATGACATGATATTTAAAAACAAAAAGAAGGAGTTAAAAGATGGGAACAACAAAACTACCCGACCCTGATGTACATCTAGCTAAGAAAGAACGTTATGATCGACTGCGAGCAGCTATTCAAACGCTGTCCACGAAGAGGTACAGAAAAATGCCAATGAACAGGTGGTTGCTGAATTTTATTCCGCTACTGAAACGTACTGATCGAGACTGCGGAGCGTTGCCTGTCTACTCAAGAGAGTACACTGCACAGAAGCCTAACAAGGACCACGCTCTACTGTGCCTGATCAGCATGCTGGTACAGGTATACTGGTCCATCGCTGATGAGTCAATAGCTACCGACAGTATCGAGTACAGTGAGTTCGACTCACGTCTGGAACGTCTGGAGCTTATTGTTGCCACTGGCTATGATAATTATGTGATCGCCGGTAAATCTCCGCACTATATGCTGCTCACTGAAGCTGAAATAGCAGATGATCAGACGAAAGTATGTCTAGCCGAGATCGAAGGGGTCAAGCAGGATAAGCTGCGGGACGATGAGGAAGCTATACAACGTACTGCTGACGAGTTGGTACAGAACGCCGTAGAGCTGGGCCTTGACACTGGAGAAGATGATGGCTCGGACCCTACGGAGGAACATTCAGCTACGGGGCCTATTGGAGATGGTGCTGGTCCACCAGAAGACGTAACGGCTATTTCACAGGATACTAATCAGCTATCAGTTGAAGACGCAGACAAGTGTCTGGGTGACTGTGATACATGCGAGCCTGACCAGCATGCTACATGTGACGGTTTCATAGAAGAGGTGACTGAAATCGTTATCGAACTTGATGAAGATGCCGCTGATGAGGCACTTGACGAATTACGTGCCGATGAACATGAAGTTGCACGTCGTCAGGCTCAGGACGATGACAACGAACAGTATCCTGACGTAGAGGACCTTGAGCAGTCAGCCAAAGATGCGATCCCGCCGATACCCGGTGACGATGACGAAAGTTCAACGGCTGGGAATGAAGCTGAGGATGACGACAGCGACGATGACGACGAGCCGTACTACACCAATTAACTTAACGGGGTGAAAACATGGACACCTACACTGCTAAACTTGAAGCCGCCGGTTACCCGGAAGATTGTCTGATGATTGATTTTGAGTGCTACTTTGATGTAGATTACTCTATCACTAAGATGTCTACCATAGAGTTTATCACAGATGAGCGATTCGAGTTTACTGGTGTAGGCTGGGGTGACTCACCTAACTGGTATGCATGCTTTCAGCATGACGTGCCTAAAGCGATCAAGGGATTGCAAGTACGTTACGGTGATCAGCTGGAACGTATCACAGTAGTATTCAAGAATGCTAAGTTCGATGCTACTATATTACAGGAAAAATTTAACATAGTACCTCCTTATATCGTGGACATCGACGACATTGCGAGACATTACGACTCTCGGATGTCACATAGTTTAAAAGACTTGGCTATAATGTTCAAGCTTGAGGCTAAGGGTGATACAATGCAGTTCAAGGGGGGCCACCTCATTGACATGGCTCAAGATAAGAAGGACGCACTTGAGTTGTACTGTAAGGGAGATATAAGGATACAAGCGAGGGTATACGAGATATTGATGGACTATTTGACGTGGCCAGAGATGGAAATTCCAATTGCTCGTCATACTTTAGGACTCTATCTCAACCCCCGCTTAAGTTTTGACTTTGATCTAGCCAATGAAGTGCTGGGCAAGATGCAAGATTTACTCAACGAAATTACCGAGCCGACCGGCTTGACCGCTAAGGTACTCGGAAGCAGGGACGGATTCTGCGATGCATTACAGGAGCTGCTACCAAAGGGAGAGCTTGTCCCGTATAAGCAAGGTAAGAACGGGCTTACACCCGCATTTGCTAAGGGTGACGTAGAATTTCAGCAGCTCCTTAGCCATGTCGATCCTAAAGTATCAAGATTATGTAATGCTAGGCAAGCTGTGAAAAGCTGGCCGCTACACATCAGTCGTATCAAAAAGATGACTGCTCAGGCATGGGCATCCTATGGATCGCTTAGAGTTCCTCTTCATTATTACGGGTGCCACACAGGCAGGCCCAGTGGTGGAGAAAAGATCAACCTATTAAACCTTGGCGGCAAGGGTCGCACAGGTCAGGGGACTCACAAGTTAATAGCTATGATCAGAAAGATGCTGTTAGCTCCAGAGGGTCAGTCACTGGTGATAAATGACTCAGCTCAGATCGAATGCAGACTGTTGGCATGGCTAGTCGGTCAGTCTGATCTAATGATCGGCTTCGCAAATAAGGAGGATATATACAGTGTATTCGCTACTGAATTGTTTGGAGAGTTCGTTAGAAAATCTAAAGACAGTGACCTACCGGAAGAAAAACGGCTATTCGATCTGCGTAGAGGCTTTGGTAAGGATGCGATTCTTGGCTGCGGTTATGGAATGGGACCGACAAGATTCCATGAGAACTGCCTGTCTAACCCTGACCTCCGGCCTATGTTCGATGACGGTACATACACTTATGCATTCATTGAGAGACTCATAAGAACTTATCGCAACACATACAGTAAAGTGCCTGACTTTTGGCGGCAAATAGAAAAATTGTTTAAGTTCGTGACTACCTTCCCAAAAGAGATAGTCTATTACAAACGCGGCACTACAGGTATGTTTGACGCAGAGGGGGCACTGCTCACGCTATGGAACAATGGTGGAACAGTGTGCATTAAGCTACCATCTGGACGTGTGTTATATTATAGACACTGTTCAGTTACTCGTGACAAGACGATCAATTGGCAATGGGGACATCTGTGGGGTGGAAGCCTTACGGAGAACATAATCCAAAGTATAGCAAGAGACTTACTTATGCTGTGGATCGTTGAATGCGAAGCAGAAAACATACCAGTTGTGACACACTGCTATGATGAAATTGTAGGGCTGGTAAATGATGCTGAAGCAGAAGAGTGCCTTGACATCATGGATCAGATAATGTGCGAGCCGCCTGAGTGGGCACTAGATTTACCTCTGGCGTCAGAGGGAATGATAAGCAAATTCTATACTAAATGAGAGGGAAGTAAAATGTTAATAGCAAAAATTATATTTACGCTAATTACTGTAACATACTCTATAGCTATCGTGGGTAACGTGATCGGGAGGCATGATGTGCCAGCTAATATAGTAATAATGGATGGCATCGGTATCACTGGACTGCTAACCTGTTTCTTTTACTGCTGAGGTGATTGATGAAACGAAAAACTAAAAAAGAACAGATTCGGATACTCGGCAAAGGTATCTGCGACATTATACATCACGGTAAACCACAAGGTCGCAAGGATGGATCAATAGGTACTAAGCCTTCTGTTCCGTGTCCTGATGTACTTGAAGCTGAAGTGCTCAGTGACGTTGAAGGCTGGTTACTCCGCAACAGAATAGTCTATGATCGCAATAATACCGGCATGGGCGACATCAGAGGCGACGGTAGAAAATATCGTTATGGCATCAAAGACGCTGGAGATATAATTGGCCTGTTGCCTAGCGGTAGGCACCTTGAGATCGAATGTAAACGTGGACGGGGTGGATCATGGAGTCTTGGTCAGCAGCACCGTTGTAAAATAATACGTGAGAATAATGGTGTATACATGCTAGTGCACGGCTTACCTGAATTAGAAATTCTTATGATAGAGGAACTGCTATGAAAAAATATTCAAAGATTCAGACTATTTTCAAGAGAGACATGTCGAATAAGGGTGCACTAATAGCCGGGAGCTATAGTCAGCCTGAATTTGAGTACCTCTATGATAATGAGTGGGAGTATACTGAAAAGATTGATGGCACTAACATCAGGGTCATGTGGGACGGTGCTAATCTAAAGTTTGGTGGTCGCACAGACAATGCTCAGATACCTGTGTTCTTATACGATGAGCTAAACAGGATGTTCAGCAAGGAAAAGTTTTCCGAGATATTTGGCAGTGATCCAGTGACTCTCTATGGCGAGGGATACGGCAAAAAGATACAAAAAAGAGGCAGCAGTTATATCTCAGATGGAGTCAGTTTCGTGCTGTTCGATGTGTTGATCGCCGATTGGTGGCTCAAGAGGGACGATGTCCTAGACGTGGGCTGTAAGCTCAGTATAGGTGCAGTTCCAGTTATCGGGAGAGGAACATTAGGTGCCGCGGTCAACTTAGCTGAAATGGGTTTTGACTCTGTGTGGGGTGAATTTGAAGCCGAAGGGCTAGTCCTTAGACCTACCACTGAGTTGAGAACAAGGGCAGGTCACAGGATAATTACCAAGATCAAGTGCAGTGATTTTAAATAGGAGAGTATCTATGAATTATATTATTTATACTGATGCAGGGGGAGACATAGCTAAGTTTAAGAACGAATACGACAGGGACATATGCTCGGAAACATTGGCGTATGAATTCCCTGACTGTGAATTTTTAACTCGTGATGAAGTGGAAGGATAAAAAATGAAAGCATTTCGTGTGGTATTCTATAAATCAAAGTGGTTCGATGGTCACAAGATCGACAACATCATCGACATCTGGACCTGCTTGGTTAACCTGCCTTACGTTACGTATAAGGCTAAGCTGAATCTCAAAGACATCTGGGCATTCATCAAGATGAACTATTCGCATGTCGAGAAGTGGACTCCCTATCAGGGTATGCATAATCCACGTAAGTGCGACTGGTGGAACGGTGAGATGAGCACCTCCACTATGCGTGATGATGTGAACGGCACCGTGCGTAGACCAGCTAGAGGTGTGCTCAGAAATCCTGAGCGGTGGGATGCTACTGAGTTCGGTGTTCACAGCTTGAATTTCATGGTCGCTGAAACGTGGGAGTCCATTGAAGTGGATTACAATCTTGGCTACGGCAAGGAAGACATTGGAAAGTTTTTCCCTGTCGTACGACACTTTGTCGGCGATCCTAAGCGGAACATCTGCTCAGAGTTCGTGAACAACTACCTAGTGAAGTGTGGGGTGCTTCCAGAATTCAGGGTGCTGTCACCTAGACTTCTAGCTTGGCTGCTTTATAAGAATCTTGGTAAGAAATTCAGACCAGTTAGGAGCATGTGATGGAAGTCGAAATGATCGAAATGATTGAAAACGTAGAAACAATAAAGAACTTCGTAATATTTATGTGGATGATGCAGCTGGCCATCTTCCTTGTCACAATAAGGAGATAAAATATGAAAAAACACTGGAAATTATCAGCGAGTTTTATCAAGACATTCAAAGAGTGCGCTTTTAGGCTCTACGCTCAGTACGTTTTAGGCATCAGAGTCATAGACAAGCCAGAGACACTCCGTGTGGGCACGAACTGGCATAGGTTGTTGGAGGTCCTAAGAATGGATACGAGCCAGCCTTGCCCTACGTGCTTTGAAGAGGGGCCAGATGAAGACTGTTACCTGTGCGGGGGCACAATGAAGCTGGATGAGTCCCCGTTAAACAATGTAATGAATGCCCTTAATGCTGCATATGACAACAGGCCAGTCAGTATATCAGAGGCTGACTGGGCAGCTGAGCGAGAGAAACTGTGGACGTGTCTGGTAGGGTACAATAACTATTACGCCACTGATGACTATGAGGTTCTCGCTCAGGAGGTGCCATTTGACATCCCACTGATGACTAAGACTGGCAGAGCGTTGCCCGGCGTGAGACTCGTGGGCAAGATCGACAAGATTGTCAGGGCACCCGATGGTAACATCTACATCGACGAGCATAAGTCAACCAGTAAACCGATTGACAGTGACTCACAATATTGGAGTCATCTTAATCTTGATACCCAGACTACGTTGTATGTCTATGCTGCAAGGACACTTCAGCTATGGAGTGAGCTTGAACAGTATGGCATATCAGCTTATGATCCACTGATCGCTGGCATCCGACTTGATGCTTGGCATAAGCCACAAATTAAACCCAAAAAGTTGACAATCGCTGAGAGCAAAAAATTTGTAGAGACTGGCGAGTACATGGATGAGAAGTTTGAAGTTAAATATCGCATGGGTTATAGCAGTGTCAACGGTGTAGAGGCTGAAGTCACCCCGGCTAAGAAGGAGGGTGAGTTCGCTATCAGGGAAACAGCTGAGATGTATGGTGCCCGGATGTTCAAAGATATTGTTGATGATCCTACAAAATATTTTGCTAGGAAAAATGTGTCTCGCACCCACGATGATCTCGTGCGATTCGAGAGAGAGCTTCAGGGGATTTATCGTACAGTAAAGTTTATGGAGAAGGGTGGCTTCTGGTGGAAGTGTGAAGCTCAGTGTGAAGCAACTTTCAAATGTCCATACATCGGCACATGTTATACTAATGCTACACTTGATCCTGATAACCCGCCAGAAGGTATGCACTGCATCTATAAAAAGGAGGACGAAGGATAATGCTAGCAAGTCAGCGAGCTTTTAGAAGAATAAAACAAGAGAACGAGCTACTCATAGCCAAGGCTAATGGTGCCACAGAAGATTTAGCTAAGCTACAAGTAGAGTACGACCGACTAAGTAAAGTTTACCTCAAGCAGAAGGTTGTGATAGGTGATGTTCAGAGAGCACTGCGAGGTAGCGTAAGATGACAAATCATTATGAAGAACTGAATAAATATTTCTTAGAACTGTGTGACGAGCTGAAGGATGATCAAATATTCTTTCACTTTGAGCTTATGCCTCCTGAGATGGAAGAGAAATATGGAGTTGATTACCAGCTGCTTATGGACATAGTTACGTGGTCAGGCATCACTAAATTAGAGGTGGAGAAAAATCTTACATCCGAGGCACGAAAAAGATTAGTGGCAGCTAGAATGGATCACGTATGTGAAAGTGCCATCTGTAGGTTACAAGAAATTCAAGAAAAACTTAAGGGAGAAATAAATGCCAGCAACAAAACGTAGACGTCCGGCCAGCTCTAAAAGTAACGTATCTGGTGCAGCTCAACCAGCTGCCCCGGCTACACCAGTGAAAAGATTTACGATAGGTACAGGCAGTACTGTGCGGGGTAAGAAGGTTATCATCTATGGTGGATCAGGCATGGGAAAATCATCACTGGCTGTGATGGCACCTAAGCCTATTATCATTCCACTTGATGACGGTACAGCTGATTTACTTGATCCGTTCACAGGCAAAAAGATACAACAGGTAGAGGACTGCTATACTTTCGAGGACACCAGAGCTGCCTTGCATCAGTATGATCTATATGACGACTTCGATACCGTGATCATTGACACTGCCACTAAGCTGCAAGACCTGAGCCATCAGTACATGTTCAAGACGATCAAGCATGAGAAGGGTCATACAGTCAGCAGTATAGAGGGCTATGGATATGGTAAGGGTTACAGTCATCTGTATGACGTGATGAAAGAAATTCTCATGGACGCTGATGAGCTTATCCATCGTGGTAAGAATGTCATCATAGTCTGTCAGCTTTCAGTTCGTAGTATACCTAATGCAGAGGGTGACGATTACTTGTGCAACACCGTGAGACTCTATCCGGGTTCCAAGAATCTACCTCCTGTATCAGATTTGTACATTGAGTGGGCTGATCATGTACTATTTATAAATCATGCCAATAAAGCAGTCAGCAATAAAAAGGTGACAGGTGATGTGACCAGAGCAGTGTTCACAGCTGATGAGCTACACTATAAGGCTAAGTCAAGGGTACTACCCGGTGGTAAACACGTTCCGCCAGTGGTAAGCTTTGAAGCCGTGGATGATGATTCTATTTGGGCCTATTTATTTGAAGGAGAGAAGGATGAAGCGATACAAACTGCAACCTTACCGCCGGAAGAGTAGGAAGATCGGCAGGAATGAGCCTTGTCCATGTGGCAGGATAAGAGAGACTGATGCTATAGATGAAGATCACCTGAAGCATGCAGAGTTCAGTAGAGTGCAGTCCAATGCTGCATCTAACATAGACGATACTACCTTCAAGACAGTGGCTCGTGTTCCCATGAAGTACAAGAACTGCTGCGGTGATCCTGATAATCAGCGGTCGATGCGAGCTGTTCAGTATCACATTAGTAGCTTCATAAATAGACTAGTAGCTAAGAGGAAAAAGAAAAGCTTTATCAGTAAGCTAGCAGGATTTTTCAAGCGTGATAAGCTTGAAAAAGATAATCTCAATGACGTAAGAACAAAAAATAACAATATTGTTTAGAGGGAGATTCACATGAATACAACAGGTAGTTTTAGAGGCACAGTACTTGACGGGGCCGTGAGTGCTTCATCAGGTGGGTTTGCTCAGCTTGTGCTTAAGGTACACGCTGATGAGATGTATGACGATAGTGAAGATGCCAAGGAATGGGGCGACTGGGGAGAGTTTGCATGGGAACCCAACGAGATTGATGACCGAGACATCACGATTTACGTGATGTTGTTCGGCGAGAAGGGTGCAACCTTCAATGTCGATACAGTCAAAAAGATATTCGGCTGGGACGGTCAGTCACTAGGTGCCTTGGATGCCTTGGCTGTTGAAGGTGTCAAGGTACAGTGGCAGAATAAGTACCACACTTATAATGATGTCACCAAGATTCAGGCAGACTTCATCAGTGAGTTCGATGCACCACCCGGTGGATCACTCAAGAAGCTCGACGCTAAAGGTCTTGCCGAGCTGGATGCTAAATTCTCTAAGTTCCTCAAGGGTGAAGTCAAACCTGAGAAAGCTGCTACGGGTGGTAGAAAACGTCAGGCACGTAAGACTGCTACTGAAGCTACAACTGAGACACCTGCTAAGGCTGAAGAAAAAACTGAGGCACCAGTGGAAGAGAAGACGACTAAACGGACTGGCCGGGGTAAGAAAAAAGTTGAGCCTCCAGTAGAAAAGACCGAGGCACCTGCTGAAGATTCTGGTCCACCTGAAGAGAACGTGCTCGACAACGCTGGGCCATGTACAAAGGCCGAGGCATGGAAGGGTATCAATAAAAAGATACCTGATGGAGTTACTGAGGCACAAGTAGCTAGCGCGTGGACGAAAGTTATCAAGCTTATCGCTGGTGACAGAAAACAGGCCGAGCTTTCTGACGAAGAGTGGGGAGCTGTAAAAGCTAATGTCCTTGATGACATAGGAATCCCGTTCTAACTAGGAAGGTTGTTCAGTGAAAATCGAAAAAGAGCTACTTGAAACCATGCAAAAAGCTTTCGCTGAAAATGTTCTCAGTGATAGCATGATTCAGCCTCTGGTTGATGAGCTGGGTGTAAGTGTAGGCTCATTGACGAGATTAGGTATCGGTTGCCGTATTGGTGACGGCGACCGTACCTACACTTTCCCAGTTAGAAATAAAAAAGGTGAGCTGGTAGGCATACAAAGGCGGTATGAAAATGGTAAGAAGTTCTTCATCCCCGGCTCAGAGCAAGGACTGTTTTATGAGCATGAAACTGTGGCCTTGTCAGAAGCTCCTGTACGAGCAACTGAAAAAAGATTCATCAGACTTGAAGACGCAGGTGTTACTTGTCCCGTATGCGGCAAACCTGACTGGTGCCTCGTGGAGCGTGGAGATGTCAATGATCCTTCAGCAGCTATATGCAGCAGAACTGAAGCTGGATCAGTACGGCACATAGAGAACAGTGGCTACCTCCACATACTGAAGTCTGATGGCGACACACGTAAGAAAAAGAAGAGCACATTCAGTGAAGATGATGATTACATTCTGGTAACAGAAGGAATGTCAGACACTGCCGCTGGCATGGACCTCGGCTTCGATACAGTGGGTAGAACCAATGCACTGTGCGGCACCAAAGAGTTGCCCGATCTGCTACGTGGTAGAAGAGTTATTATAGTAGGTGACAATGATTCAGTAGAGGCTAAAGAAGTAGGGCAACGTGGTATGAATCAGGTAGCTACTGCTCTGGTGTCTGCGTGTAAAGAGGTAGTAAAGATTCTGCCTCCGTCAGAGTTCAAGGACCTACGGGGGTGGAAGACATCTGTTAAACTTACTAAGTCACAGTTCTTGGACTGGGTACAGTCAGCTGGTAACAGCGATGACGGATCAGCTATGCTCGTAAGCGACATTGCCTATGACATCAGTAGAGGGTGGCTTGCTAAGTATCACACAGTTGACGGGTTGCCTACTGTAAGGTGGCACCGTGGCGAGTGGTCAATATATGACGGTGAGCACTACGCTATGTGTCCTGTTGAGCAGCTGCGGGGAGAATTCTATGAGTACCTCAATGGTAAACTCTACATCAAAGACAACGGAACTACTGTACCTTACAAGCCTACACGTGCAAAGGTTAGTGATCTGCTCGACAGTATGAGCGGGCAATGTTTTATTGATCGGGATGCACCATGCTGGCTTGATGGTAGAGAAAGTCCATCACCGCTTAACATGATAATATTTAAGAATGGTATACTTGACATAGAAGAGTATGTCAAGGGTAAGATCAAGATGATCGATCCTACACCGGCACTGTTCAGTTATAATGTATTGCCATATGACTTCGACGAAGACGCTCACTCACAATTGTGGGAGGACTTTGTGGATCAGATTTTCAACGGTGACGATAAAAAGTTTGATCTGCTATCACAATGGTTCGGCTACAACTGTGTGCCTGATATGTCCTATGAGAAGTTGATGCTTCTGACAGGCAGGCCAAGATCAGGTAAGGGCACAGTGCTTAGTGCTATGACAGCTATGCTAGGCGTGGGTCAGTTCACAAGTTCCAGTTTCCAGAATCTTAATTCCGAGTTTGGCTACCAGTCATTGTACGGTAAACTTGCCGTGATCATGGGTGACGCTAAGATCGTTAAGCGCAACGATTGTGGCAGGGCACTGGAAAAGATTCTCCAGATCGTAGGTGGTGACACTGTCGGTATCAGAAAAATGTATAAGGGAGAGCTGAAGGAGGCTAGACTAACATGTAGATTCACTATGGCTATGAACGACCTGCCAAATCTACCTGATAATGCTAATGCACTTGGCCCTAGAATGAATGTACTTAACTTCACTAATTCCTACGTTGGCAGAGAAGACAGGAGTCTGAAACGTCGTCTGTCACATGAAGCCGAACAGGGAAAACTTATCGGCTTCGCTCTAGCAGGTTTAAAGAAGCTGAGGAATGAGCAGGCATTTGTTGTCCCTGATGACGCTACGGGCATCGTTACTCAGATGAAAGAACTTACTCAGCCAGTGTCTGCATTTGTTGAAGAGTGCTGCGAGATGATGCCCGCTGGATCAGATGAGAATGAATATCATATTGAGATAGGTGAGATGTACGATGTGTGGGCACAGTGGTGCAAGCTTACTGGTAGACAACCGGGTAATAGTAGTACGTTCGGTAGATGGATGTCGATGGCGTGCCCTACGGTGGGCACTACCCGCATTCAAGTGAAGGGCCGAAGGAGGGGAGTCTATAGAAAGATCAGACTCGCTCCATGGGTTACTAAAGAATATTTCGGGAGATAATGATGGATAATTTAGACCACAACATATGTTTCAAACGAGAAGGAAGTGCTATTAAAGTGTATATCACAACGAGATTACCTCATAAAAGTGATGAGAGTGGAGGCACTGACTTTGTTTTTTCGTACGATTGTAAATGTACTCAGTACGCAGGGCTGCTGCTGAAGTATCTGAGAGAACAACACCTTGATTCTATCGTGGCAATACGTAAAGCAGAGTTTAAATCTGGATGGAAGCATGGTAGGGCCAAGAAAAAAGGTTTGAAGTATTACCTTGGGTGGTTCATGTCAACAATGAAACCAATAGCCTCTCACACGTAAGGAGGTAACTATGACGATAAAAGAGGCACGGACGTTAAAAGAGGTACGTAGAAGCTACTATAAGACGCGGGCTAGGCCAGAAACCCATGAGCTGCACGTGAGTAGAAAAGACACTATGAAGTGGCTACTGCTGTACCACAGTATGGACCTGTACGGGTTTCCCTTGGCCATGTTTGTTTCCGAAGTGCTCAGTGGGCGGTACGAGGGCCTGTGTTTTAAGGGAATACTCGTTAAACTAAATTGCGATGGACCAACTGGATTTGTAGAGAAGGGGGCTACTGATGCCAAAGATCATATTGAATAGAGAGCAGCTGATACTGTACTTAGCTAGTCATCTGTCTTACAGGTATCTTGTCAAGGCCCTTTACGATGGTGAAGTTGAGAACCTTGGATCATTTGACATACGTGGTAAAGCTGGATGGCTGGTGCGGATACGGACGATCATCAGCGGGAAAGATTTCTACATAGGTGTATCCCCTACATACGGGATACTGGTTACTGATGTACCTCCGGGTTGGAAGTACTGGATAGGCAACGAGTGCGTCAACGATCTCTACCGTGGTGATCACCCAGATAAGTATTTAAAATTAAAAGAACAGGAGCTAAGCAATGGTTAACTTTGCATCGAATAAGTACATAGCATTGAGGGCATTAGCACCAGAAGTCTTCAAGCTTACAGGAGTTACTCGTGCTCCTAGCACGATGATCTCATGGGCACGCTATGGCAAGAGCAATAGGCATGGACGATTGGTGAAACTTAAATTCGTCAGGAGGCTAGGTACAAAGTATTCTACTGTTGAGTGGTTGAGGAAATTTATTAGGGAGGTGAGCGTATGAAGATATTTAGAAACATATGTACAGGTTTAGTGGTGATGACAGTTATGTTTATTGTATTCTTCGGGATATTAGCCGTGGTAAATAACATAGCTGTTGAGTTAGAGGCATCAAGACTAGGCCAGAAGATAAACTACTGGCTAGAGCCTCCCGCAGAAGAGGTGAGCGAATAATGCACACGCAATATAAGACTGCTACCATAATTACCACACATCTGAGCCATCGTTTGATGCTAATTGAACATTCACCAACTACATTAAATAGGTTGATAGCCAGCGGTGATTACCTTGTGTGGTGTAACCACGGACAGCACAGACTGATAACTAAGCAGGTCTTGGCCGAGTACAAGAGGCTACATGACGATCACGAGCTTGCTATGTCAAGAGCAAAGTTAGACATAGGTCCATGTAAAGCAGCTATATACTGGGACGACTGTATAGTCATCCCAGAAAATATAGCCAACATATTATTTGACAGCGAGGATGATAAGCCCAGTGATGAGGGAAGCGGTTGATCCCAATAAGACAATAGTGGCGGCCCAGTGATGACGCAGATGCGTTGTTAACTGGGCTGCTAAATTATCCTGCTTCATTTCAATTCTGGTTAGCATTACCTTGACTGACTCACTCTTTTTCTCTGCCATTAGTACTTTACCCCCGGTGTTTCATTAGATTTTTTCTTAGACTTCAAAGCGTATTTACTCCACACTAATTCGCGGAAGTCTTCTGTCTCTCCAGTAGCTAAGTTCCACGCGCCTTCAGCAGTGGTAACTGCCTGTAACGGCACCCTTCCACCTGACCATGCGCCAATAGTCCTCGCACCATACTTCGCTATCTTCTTAGGATCACCACGTTTTATAGCTGATGCCAGCCTACCAGTCTCAAGCATAGGCGTGGTAGCAATATTATTCGATGGTCCCCAGTCACCAGCAAGTACGTTGTAAGCTAGGCGACCAAGAAAAACGAACGGTGATAGCAAGTGTGCAGCCATGTCCTTCATTATTTCTCCGGCAGACTCAGGCGGACGACCTCTTGAGATCATACCCAGCAGTAATGCTGGCATGATCTGTGACACCATCAACCTATAAGCCATTTGCGTGTTGTTAATATTCTTAGCCTTGCGCTCACCAAATATGTTGTACCACAGCATCTGACCATTCTGATTAACCTGATTCTGAAATATAGTCAGGGTCTTCTCAAATTCACTACCCCTGAAGTACGTAGGCAGATCGACTGCATTAGCCATAGGCTGCGTATCCTGAACTACGCCATCGGCAAACTGTACTGACTCCTTCTCATTCATGCCTTCACTCTGTGACAACTGGTATGCCGAGTACCACACAGCAGTAGTAGTGTGCTGATCAATATTCATGGCGAATCGCATTGATATTGGTGATAGCTTCTTGCCCTGATAAAATTTCCTGACTGATTTCTTGTCCCACGCTGCGCGGAGATCACGGTTCCAGTCTCTTGTCTTCATCAGGGTAGACTTGCCTTTAACTTCTGCCTGCATCTTAGCAAAATTGGCAGGTGTAGCCCCCTTGGTGAGATTAGCTATGACCAACGGTATCATCTTAGGACTAGCGAGCATACCTTGCAAGGACGATACACCCTGCTTACCTGCTAGTAGTATCTTAAAGCCCACCACGTAGTTCATACTGCTGGTCCTCAACCACTTGAGCATGGGAGCAAACGCTGAAGAATCATAGGCAGCTTTGCCACGCACTGAATCTTGTAGCCACCTGCTCATCAGCTTAGAGCCATGACCATAAGTGACATTGTTGAGGTTGTTCTTAAACCCACGATGGTTCAAGATTGATCCTACCTTAGTAGCAACTGGTGCCATAGCCTTAAATCGTTCAATAGATTTAGTTGCTCTTGCGTGTATAACAAACACATTTAGCTCAAGCTGCCTTCTAGCCCTTGGTTTACGTGCTATCGCACGCTCTTCACCGGGTACGTGTTTACCTTCACCGAGCTGCTGGGTCAGACCTTCAAGGAAGTCAGGACTATCAAGTCCATCCTTATCCATCACGAATGCAGTGATATAGTTATCCTCTTTGACCAGACCTTTAACCCCGGTAGCCTTGGCAATGGCCTCAAATTCGTACCATCCATGCTCAAAGTAGCCAGTAATCTCTGCCACGACTGCCATTTCGGCAGGTGTCTCTTCGACAGATTTGACAACTTTGTCAATTTCACTCTGCTCTAGGCTAGCAAGTAAGTGATTAGCGGTCTTTTCATTCTTAGATAGTGCGTAGACGCCTATACGTTCAGCAGTGGTCAGCTTATCCTTGATGCCAATGTCCTTAACTTCCAGCATCATACTGTCAATATCTATGCCCTGTTGCTCAAAAGAACCCTTCATGCTCTCCATGACAGATGTGAAATTAGACACAGCTTTGGACTCAGCGTTACGCACAGCTCTGAATATGTACCGGGTGAATGGGCCGTCCTCTTCGTAGTTGTCAAGTGCTCTGGTGATACGACGGACTCTTGAGTTGTTCAGGAAGTAGAAGGATACTCCACGCTTAATATCGTACAGGGCTTTCCTCATCGTTGTCATGGTGCGCCTGTCACGTCTGGTAAGAGCTGGCTTCTGTACACGTTCACGCATCTTAGCCATCAGCTCACCAACAGGCGTGGTGTCAATGCCTTCTATATTAGCACCCTGCTCTTTAGCTTCACGCTCAAGGAACATCATCACCTGCTCACGCTGCGCGGGGACCATCTGGGTGAGTGACTCTTTACCAGTGATCCTCTTCTGTATTGCGCGACGTTTGACAATGTCATAGCCGAGCAGATCAGATAGATTATGCACACGGTTCATAACTTCTTTTTTCGTCAACACCTTGCCTTCGATGGGTGCCGTGTCACGGTCAAGCAATGATACAAGATTCTTTCTGTTCTTGGACAGGAATTTTAATTCTTTCTCCTGCATGAATGTCAAGTCTCGCTTGGCTCTAGTCTCAGATAATTTTCTGTATCTTACCTCAGCGTTATCTAATTTCTGCTGAGCGTCATGAGATGTCAGGCCATATTCTTTAGCAGTGCTGTCAGTCTCTTCGTCCAGCTGGATAGACATAATTCTTTTTCTTTCGTCCATGGCTAGTCGAGCGATCCTCTGTTCGTTCTGCATCTGCGCACCTTGCGTGTACAGGTCATAACTTTGCGAGCGTTTCTTTTTAGACATACCTTCTAATGCCTGAGCTTGAGACTGCGACCATTCTTCAAAGCCCATGACCTCGTGCTGCACAGGTATAGTCTCACCTGTCTCAAGATTAAATACAGATGACTGGTTGTTACGAAGTCCCAGTTCCATAGCTTCGGCCTGAGTCTTAGCTACCTGAACTATATCTATATGAGACTGGTTGCTCTCTTTGTCATACCACGTATTTACTTGTGCGTTAGGAGCAGCCAGCTCCTGAGCATGTTCTACTTGGAATTCAGTTATCTGATCAGGTGTAATCACTTCACCTTCTATGACTACTTCTGTGCCGGTATCTACTGGGAAACCCTGAGTCAGTGACCTACCTGTCTGCTTACTGACCACAGAACCCTTAGACTTGTTGTGGGTATCAGCGATAGTCTCATCAATCACCTGACGATGAGCGATCATAGGAGTTATACCTTCATCAACTTTGCTGGCCATGGACTTAGCCTGTTTAGAATTATAACCAGCGTCCTCGAATTTACCCATCAGTCGCTTACCCTTGATGCCTGCATGGAAATCTACAGCAGCTCCGGGTATAGGCAGGAGTGCCATCGCAGTAGCTGACTGCTTAGCAGTGTTCCACAGCTTCCAGCCTTTTTCTTTCAGTTCTTCTACAGATACATCCATGCCCATACCGCTGAATAGTCCTGCTAAATCTTCAGCGATCATACCTACTGCTTCCTGAGCTACTTCTTCAGTAGTTTCCATGCCTAACGTCATGCCATATTTCTTAGCTACATGAGCAGCTATGCGGAGCATGGATTTGTTGATAGCTTTTGTGGCGGCTTGCCGAACACCCGGTATAAGATGATCTACCTGAAGCTGCTCGATCAGTGCATAAGGTATACCAGCTACTCTGGCCACCATGTCAGCTACATTTTTCTTGATGCCCTTCTCGCGCATAGACAACTGCATAGCACCAGTACCCTGCTTGTACCACGCAAGAGTAGTGCCAGCTTTAAGTCCTACTGCCAGTCCCACAGGTGCACCTACTCCACCAGCAGCCGCGCCCATGAGCGTGCCACCGATCATAGTTGGTACTGCCTGTCTAGTTCCTTCGAGCATACCGGGCATTATGTTAGCCGCACCGTAGGAAGCCTTAGCAAGTAGATTGCCGTCTACGCCTATAGGATCAAGTGTATCTCTGGCTTTGCTCTTCTTCCACTGCTCGTAAAGTTTGTCAGCCTTGGCGGTATCACCTGCCATAGAAGCTTCATAGTATTGCTGGTTAACAGTAAAGTTTTCTTTACCACGTGAATAGGATTCTTTAAGGTTTTCAATGTGACTCCTTGGGGTGCGAGTGGCACCTCCCTTTATCCATTCAGTAGCCTGACCGCGTTTCTCAAAAGATTCTCTTGTGAAAATCTTTACGCCCTTGTCAGCAGTTCTACGATATTGATCATACGCAAAGTCCACTTCTTCTGTAGAATAATTTTCCTGCGGAGGAAGCAGACCCATCTTCTGACTCTGTTGTTTCCAAGTATCGAACCCGCCGCTCTCTTTAGGAGGCATAATACCCATGCTTTTACTTTCTTCTAGCCAGTCTTCATAGCTCATCTCACCAGTATCCTAATTCAGAACCTTGTTTAAATGATTCAGGAGTTGCCTTACGGCGTAGCTCTTCAGCGGTAGGCGCAGACTTATCAGTGTCAGGTAAATGTTTCTTGGCCTTGCTGTTCAGTTCTTTCTGAAACGATCTACCTATAGGTGTAACATTAGCCATGCCCTTGGCTGCTCCTATCATTGCATCTACACCTAGTTTCTTGACAGCAATTTTACCAAGTCTGCCTCTTGACCTAAGTGCCCTTACTTCAGCTATGACTTCCCTCTTACCCTCATCAGCGAACCAGTTACGGGTAGCCTTGTCATCACGCATAAGGGCATCCCATTGTATATCAAGCTGATTCCTATGCCTTTGGTCCATCTCAGGTGAGTCATACCCTGATGCAGCTCGCCAGTCAATGTACGTTCCTACCATGTCGGACTTAGCTTTTTGAGCTGTGCCCCACTTAGCCTTCTCTAACCTGCCCGGCTCTTTTATCCCAGCTACGAACTCGCCCATCATTGTACGAGCTGATCTTAGAGCAGATGCTGACAAAGGCTGGGCACGCACGCCAGCCCTAGCAGCTTTAGGAAATCTTGCAGCATAAGTTTCGTGTGGCAAGACCATCTTCCAACCAGCCTGATATGCGTCCTGACCTGTCATCTCGCCCCTGCCTGCCATGGCTTTGATCCTATTAAGCTCACCTATACGTGACTTGAACTCAGCTGTCTGACCACTGAGTATGTTATTGTAACGAGAGTTCAGCTGGGCACTTTTTTCTTTGTACTCATTATCAGTAATAAACTCTGACTGCAAGGCGCGCTCGTCCTGTTGGAACTGTCTGCCCAGTGTGTACTGCATGTCTTTGAACTTACTCTGAATTACAGCATATGGACTATTCGGCATGTCCTTAAATTTTTTCTCAGGCATTAGTCTCTCCCACTTATTGCTAAAGTATCATATCTCTACGGAATACTTGTTTAGTTTCTTCAGCGATCATTGCCAATCCACGATTGATAACCTTGGTAACACGATCACCTAACATACTTTCCACGAGTTCCTTCGTGCTTGAGTGCTTGTCTACCAGCGGAGCCATACTTCCATCTTCAGGGTCAACCCAGTCTGGATCAAATATCTGCGGCATTGGGTGCGCTTTTAGCCACCCATCCTCCATCATTTTCTTTGTTAGTGCCACGTCTTCTATTTCCACTACTAATCTTACTGTTGCCATCTATTTTAATCCTTCATTTAATTATTTGGTTTACTCCAGAACTATATAAGACACAACTATCACTGTTATAGTAGTAGCAGCGTCACTTGATCCGTGTCTTAACACCCCGCTGGCATTAGTCATAGCAGAAAGTATCGCAATACTTGAAACCCCATTGCCCGCAAATGCACCAACCCCAAAGGGTGTGTTCGTGCTAACCATAGCTCCATAAGTTTCACTTCCGTAGTCACTGTTTTTAACTGAATAAGTCCCGCTAAAAGAGCCAGCTGAAACCTGTAGCATCACAAGTGCCTTGTTGGCCCCTACTACGGCGGAGATGTCAAGGTCTTGAAAAGTGTTCGCAGCGTCTACTGTTGTAGAAAATACTAGAGTAGAAGGAGCACCTCTTGTTACAATATCAGCCTCTGCCCACTTCATGCCACCTGACTCGCCAGAGTCAGCAGTCAGCACATAATCATTAGTAGGTCCTGTGTCCAATTTCAAGTTAGCCTCGTCAACCACATTATCAGTTATAGTCAGAGCTGTGGCACCAGTTACTTCGCTGGAATGAGTAGCGTTGGTCACTTTAGCTGAGTTAGTTGCTATGTCACCATGGGCAAAAGTAGTCTCATGGTTCGCTGCTAGCCACGTAGCTGCCCTTGCATCAGTGTGATACTGGGTGTGATCGTCATCGCCAAGACCGGACAGTGCACCATGATCTGTAACACCTCCGCCAGAACTAGGATTACCATCTTTGATGGCTAGGTAATCAATTAAGTAAGCGTGTACCGCGACTCCATTACCTGAGTGGCTAAATCTCACTCTCGCGGCCCCACCGCTTGTATAATCTGTTATCATACCGCCGCCATCTGCGACGCTAAAGCTGTCAAATATCAGATTACCAGTACTATCAGTCATAGTTATATCGTCAATAATATCCCAACCAGCAGTATCATAGTTATACATCTCAAGCTCAATGATATGTCCACCGCCTCCATCGTAGCTCCAGTTTATTTCAATGAGATTTGGCTCATGCCCAGCTGTAATCCCGCTGAATTCAAATGTGGCTACCCAGTTAGGGTCGGGTGGTCCAGCAGTCTCATCAGGGGCATACTCATTGCCATCATCTATAATCTGAGTATCAGACACAGAACCTACTGCTGATCCTACATCCATAGCAACAGAGTCAGCTACATGAGTCACTATTGTAATTTGGTCCTTCACTTCTGCCAAAGCAGCTTCCACGTCAGTAGCCACGAATAAACTCATAGCATCTTCGATACCTATCAAGGAGGCACCAAGAGCGTTAGCATTAGACCCCAGCTCTACTTCAGTGTAGTATCTGGCGTCAAATGTTGCCGCTGTTGTTGCATCGAATGCTGTTAATCCATTTAGTGAGCCACCCACAGTTAAATTAGCGAATGTGGGAGAGGCACCAGTATGTATATCCTGTGGGCCAGATATAGTTATCGAGCCATCACCGTCATTAGATACAGTCACTCTGTTGGCAGTGCCAGCTACCCACGCTGTTAGGTCCTCAACAGAATCTACGACCTCGCTACCATCTCCGAAAAGTAATCTACTCGCAGTAAGGTTACTGAGTGTAAGACCAGCGAATGTGGGAGAGGCACCAGTATGTATATCCTGTGGGCCAGATATAGTTATCGAGCCATCACCGTCATTAGATACAGTCACTCTGTTGGCAGTGCCAGCTACCCATGCTGTGAGATCAGATACTGATTCGACATTCTTGTCAGCATCACCATAAAGTAATCTACTCGCAGTAAGGTTACTGATGCTCAGAGAGTCTAAATTCAATCCTGCAAACGTAGGTGTAGACTCTGGACCAAGAGAAAGTTTGGAGAACGTATTAAGTGCACGTCTAAGGTCCACCCAATTGTTGTCTCTAATTCGTGGCATTGTCCTAGCTTTACCCATAGTTACACTCCGAAGTTCCAGTCGGTTGCTGACATAATATCAGATGATTTTAGATTCTCCAAGAAGCTACCTATGCCTGATCCACCTACTCCAGTGGGTATGTGCTGACCAGCTGCTGGTGCAGAGGGTGCAGAATACGTTGACTGTGTAGGAAATGATGACATCTGCGGCGTAGGTCTATTCATGGCAGTGAGCATCATCTGATTGCTTAAACTTGTCTTGTCTTGTGTTACAGAGAATTGTCTGTTGAGAGCTGACTCAGAAGTCGTAAGTGCCCTGTTAGCTGCTGATTCAGAGGAAGCGAATTCTCTACCGAGTGTCGCCTGATAGCCGCCCTGTTCCATCTGTGCACCCATGACATCAAGACTAGATATGGCCTGTGCCCTTCTGCTCTCCAGATCAGCTCTGGCCGGTGACGCGACTTCTTCTTCATATTGTTTTCGGAGTCCTGCTCCCATAGATGTGCTGGCTAGACCAGAGCTTACTAGTGACTGCGTGCCTGCCGCTACAGACTTTGTCGCACCGCGCTCTAGCTTGGCTTCAAGTCCTTTGCCATATGCTCCACCGGGAGCGTACATTGCCTTAGCAGTCTCTAGGGCCTTAAGAGCTTTGGCAGATACAGCTGAGCCACCTGCTGTGCCTGTTGCTCCTGTTGCTCCTATTGCACCTACTTTTCCAGCAACGGGTGCGGCTGTAGGAGTGGCTTTAGATGCAACTGGGCCTGCTTCCCTTTTAGTTCTGGCCTCGAAGTCCTTACGATACTTGCTATACTTAAATGCACTTGGATTTGTTTGATAGTGCCCCCATGCTATGTTGGCCCTGTCAGCTGCCAGCTTAGCCGCGTTCATTACAAATGGCATTACTTAATCCTTCCTGATGGTTTAATCGTTCCATAAAATTTCTCGAACGACCATGATTGCGCTATTGTGTTGCTGCCTAATTTTATTCCTAAGTATGCTCCGTCAATTTTATGCATCCTTCTGTTATTAGATCGCCTACCCGGAGCTACGAAAGTTCCACCTGCTCTGGGTATCCCATTGGCCATCATTTTTTTAATGACTCCTTCAGGTGTAAGATCAGTGTAGACTTTAAAGTATATGTCATCAAAGTCTGCTTGTGGTCCGCCAGATGACATGAGATTATATGCAGTTAACTTTCCAGTGCGATCCAAGTCCTTAGACATGGGATAAGGCTCAAGTGTCACGTAGCTATCTATGGCCTTGTCAGAAGCTCCTATATCATCGCTCTTTGTATTGCGATCAAACCTTCTTATGTAACCATCCAGACTTCCCACTAGCAAATCTTTATCTTCAGGATTATTAGCAGGATAGTAGAAGCTAGAATATACCGTGCACTGGTTGGGATATGACTCAGGGAAAAATCCTTCGGTTGATAAGTCATAGAACCAATTAGAATTAGTGCCACTTGATAGATGAGTTATGAACACATTGATGCCATTGTTGCGCCTGTCAAAACCCAGAGATATTCTATGACTACGAGGATCAGCAGCCTCATCTTTAACTAGATCAGGTAAGCGCATCTGCGATATGCATACTGGTGCCCCCGGTATGGTAGATGTATAAAGCCCATTAGTACCCCAGAAGTATAGCGAGCTATTACCGTTCTCATCCTTCGGCCCGAAGCACCAGCTGAACGGTCCGTACATTCCAGTACTTAGATCAAGACTGTTCAGTGTGCCTCCATAGGCTGGATCGTCAGCTGCGTACCATATAGTAGTAGCACATCCGAATATCAGATAGTCATCTTTGTAGGGAATAAGTGCTCTTACAATGTCACCTATTTCACCCATATTAGAGTTGCCACCTTTAACTGCGGTCTGGGCATCTCCGGCTGCATAGTCATAATCAAATATGTCCCCCTGCCTTGACATGTACCATTGAAATGGTGAATTAGGATTACCAGACAGTACCGCTCTACCTCTATACAAGCACCCTATGGTAACTTCATCTGGTAAATCAAATGTCTTGCTGGGATGCGTCACCCAGTCATACCATAATGGCCCATCAGTTCTGTCTGTTACCGCATCAGGAGTATAACTAGCAGGGTCCATAGTCGTGCCACCTACGTCATCAGAAGACACGGCACCGTTAGTGTCAAACGCAGCTGTGGTTATCCTGAATCCGTATATAATCTTCAAGCCACTGTCTATCGAGTCAACCAACATTTTCGCGCCAGTCCCGGCTTGTGTGAGGGTGTCACCCTTTAGTGGATACGCTGCGTATCCAGCGTTGAATGTAGTACTTGAGTTAGTGAAGTCAGCTATCTTTTTATTAGTACCATTAACTACGCACAGCTTCTGGTAAGCCTCGAAGGCCATCAGTTGCTCAGTAGTGTCAATGTCATCTATAGACGCGGTCAGCACGACCATCTCTCCTGTAGCCATATTAAATATCCTCGTACCATAAAGTGTCATTAGAAAATGCTATCAGTCTTGTATTCGTGGGCACATCGGCTAAAGTTGTAACGTCGAATCTGTATAGATTGCCACTGGCTTCTGACCCGCCAAATATTTTATCACCAAATATTCCATCGTCAAATGTTATCAGACTGGTTATATCAGTTTCGCTATCTGGCTGCGCAGTTGCTGCTGCCCAAGCGTTAGACCCGTTCCATTTCAACAGTTGCGCGGTAGGTCCTGACCCTGCATAGAGTTCATCGTTAAATATAGTCATGGACCACAGCTCGTTTAAGCTTCCTAGCTTTGGTGCTACCTCTGTCCAAGCATTTGTTCCATTCCATTTAAGAAGCTTACCACCGGGCGTGCCGCCATTAGAGCAGCCATACAACTCGCCTTCAAATTCTATGAGGGACTGAGCAGCTGTCGATCCTAGTGTTGAAGTCTTCGCCACCCATGCACTTACGTCATCCCATTCGTAGAGGATGCCAGTAGTGGCTCCACCACCGTATAACTTGTTATTGAAAACTAACAGGCTATAAATTCCTGATTGTGATCCTGCCTGACCAGCTACTTGTGCCCATGCATTCGTGCCATTCCATTTGAACAGTCTTGCTCCGCCTGAAGTCGCACCGTAAAGCTCATCCTTATAGACAGCTAGTGCTCTTATATTAGCCTGACTGTTCAGCTGCGGAGCTACCTCTCCCCATGCATTAGTTCCATTCCACTTAAACAGTCTACCAGTGCTAAATGTTCCACCATAAAGTTCACTGTCAAATACGACTAGTGACTGAATTCCTATCTGACCATTCAGTTGTGAAGCTACAGAGGCCCACGCGCTTGCGCCGTCCCATTCAAACAGTCTTCCAGCAAGCTCAGTGCCACCATACAATTTTCCTTTAAAGGCAACGAGCGCGTGAATGATACCCTGACTTGCCAATTGCGAGGCCATCTTAGTCCATAGTGCCATGGTAGCTCCTTATTCTAAGGATGATACTGAAGTAATAAATACGATAGGTAAACCACCTCCCAGCTGATCTCCGTTAGCCCATTTGTTGAGGCCGGGGCGTTGTCCGCCCCTTAGCCTCTTATCAGCTGAATCAAATGGCCTAACATTTAACATGTCGGGGGATGTCTGGACAGGCTGCTCAGTCGTAGCTCTACCCTTGTCTATCCCCTGTAGTGGAAATCCTATTTCCATATTAGCCATGTCAATCTCCCATTAAGACCTTGCACCTTCTTGAAGAATACGAACCCAGTCAACACTTAGTTCAGCATCTTTAGAGGCACCTTCTGTTTGTGCTACGAAGCTAAGAGCCATTACTGCATTGGGTACATTTCCAGTCACTGAACTTGTGTGGACCAGAACACCATCCTGATACCACTTGACGCTAGTGAGTCCGTCTATCACGAAACCAAGATTAGTGTAAGCCCCATCAGCTACAGTAGCTTTATCAGTATCAATATCTTCCGCAGATGTTCTGGCTGTTATTACGCTCAGCCTATCAGCAGTAGTTCCAGCATGACTGAAAAACCCAGCTTTGTCAACAGTGTCATCAATGACGCCAGTGTTGATAACTGGGTCAACTATTCCGCAAAGCCCAATAAAGAACTGGCTTATGTTAGCACTGGTATCATTCATTTTGACTCTTGCTTCAAAACGAATGGTCCTACCAGCCACTGGTTTAAACAGACAGTTAGAAAGCTGTGCCTGTACGCCATCGTCAGGAGCACCATTGCCCGCTGAGTCAAAGAGCATCACTCCACCATCTTCTGTGGCCACAGGAGCAATAGCACCTGAGTTAGTTGTAGCGATAGTCCAGCCATCACCAGTAGTTACATCAATGAGATCAAGGAAATCATTGAAGTAGTAGAACCCCTTAGATGGGTCCAGCATTATTTCAAACAACAGTGCATCGTCCCATATCAAAGGACTGGGACCCGCATCAGCTGCTAAGGTGGCCTGATATGCCTCCTGAAGACCAGCCACTTCAGCAGCAGTACCAGTAAGAGCTTGGAAGCTAGATACTGATCCGGCAGCTGCCTCATTGATGTATACAATTGAAGACGCTCCGTTTACGCGAACGTAAAGACACCCCGGTGCGTATGTGTCAGCGTCCTCGGCGTTTAGCACTGATACAGCAGAAGTTCCGTAGCATTGGAGGATACCGTCCTCGCCTTTGTATGTTACCTGTACGACCGCTGTGGCGGCTGGCCCACCGATCATATTGTGAAGCTGAAAAGCTTGATTAAATTCACTACCCATAATTTTGTTCTTTCTAATTAAATGTTATGTCATTAAAAGTTCGTTCTCTGTAGCTATTCTTATCCGTACTATTTACATTTGATGAACCTAAAGTTCTGGGGGCACTCCTGCGGTCTAAAGCATGAGCTTTCTTAACGTCAATCTTGTAGAAATTCTCCACAAAGCCCCTGCCAGTTAAGTCTTCTACTTCTATTTCAGCCCTAGCCATACAGGCTGATAGAACATAATCGTCAAACCTATATCCGGCTGGATGAAGATCAGTCACCGGAGTTACCACAAAGTAACTTTTATCCTCTGGAGCAGTCCCGCCTGACGGGTCAGTTCCACCAGCTGAGCCATCTATACTTAGCCAGTCAGCTACAGTAAATGCACCTGTCGAGCCAGCATAGTCAGTCACTAGAGCATAACTATTTTTACCTGTTCCACTTATGATCTTGATCAGCCACCCATTAAAATAGTCATCAGGATAAAGAGCTGCTAGATCACTATCAGTTAACGAAGTAGTATCTCCAGCGGATGATCCACCTGTCTCCATCCGCACCTCATTAGTAAACACGCTATAAGGAAATTCTACAGTATCATCAGCTACAGGTTCAGGATCAAAGATGATCTCGAACCTTCTCTTGGGAGTCGCTCCAGATGCATATGGTTCCAGCTGTCTCAGGGCCGCGTAGAGTGGATAGCTACTTATTACAGTAACCGATCTCCGTCGTCTGATGAATGCCTCATCTCGCCAGTCAATATGTGCCGCATGATTCGTATTCTCAGCGTAATGGATTTCTCCATCGGGTGATCCACCAAAGTTCTCTGGTAACGGATAGCGATGAATATCTCCGCCTACTGTTTCGACAGGTGTTAACACAAAACTATCAGTAGCTGCTGGAGTCGTCCCACCAGTATTACCACGCACGTCAAGCCACGCACTAACAGTGATCTTCCCAGTTGCCCCAGTGTAGTCAGTAATCTGCGCGTAGCTTCCCTCTCCAGTTCCGTCAGTAATATATACATACCAGCCGTTAAGATCATCATTGGTGTCATAGGTATCAGCCAGTGTGAGATCAGTAATAGATGTCGAGTCAGCTGCATCAGCTGTACCTTCAACTCTTGTAGAGGTCATGGTCACGCTCATCAACCTTCGCATCCATCTCCAGCCTTTAGCCGGAGGTGAAGCTATGAACAGCCTTATGCCATCATTCACTATGCGAAGGCACAGATCAAGATTATCATCATCTATGGGAATCATGGCTCTCTCTTGGCCAGTAGCACCATGGAAAGCTATACCAGATTCTCTAGCTACTCTTAGCACTAGGCCCTCTATTGACAGGGCCGAGGTTGGTTCACTCATCTTTTACCTCTTTCTTAGCCTCCTTTTGCGCGTCATTAGCAGTGCATGCTTCTTTAACGATCAGCATACTTTCGCCCAAAGTAACATGCGCCGCTCTGTTCATCTCAACTGTTGCCACTACTATATCAACATTTTTAAATGCCTGTTCTAATGTTAGCTTGGCCATAGTATCCTCCGCGAAAAATACCCCGAACAGATTCCTCCATCCGGGGTCAATTGTTTAGTACTCCTGAGCGAATCGCACCCAGTCAGTAGAAAGAGCATCGTCACTACCACCGCCACTACCTGTCACCATAGAGATAACAAGGTCCATGTCGGTGTCACCCGGCCAGTTGACATTAGTACCGGATACGTCTACAGCAGCGTCATCACCCAGATCGACGCCATCTGCGAAGAATCTGATCTTTGCACTGTTGCCAAGGATCACAAGCTTAATACCCAACCGTATATAAGTATCAGCCTCTGGAGTAATCAGC